GGCAAATATAATATATTGCGGCAATATTTGCCTGTCTCATATTATATTTAGAGGCAATTTATTCCTACGCAGTTTATATATAGGCATTTTTTGCTTTTCAGGAAATTACCATATATTTTACGGAATTTTTTGCCATTTTTGCCGTATTTAATATTTTGCCTCATATTTATTTTTCATTTTGTGTGAATATATTTCTTGTCTCATTTAAATATAATTATTTTTTTTTGCGAATATTAGTTTGTTTATTTATTGCGTATTCCATGGCAATAAAAAAGCCCAGACAAGTATATGACTTGCTGGGCTTTATTTGATTATGCCTTATTTTTGTTTGTTAGAATTCCAACTGCACCACTGCCGCTTCGGCTGGTTCAACGGCCCTCTTTTCATCCACCTGGTTCTCAGGTAGCTTGATACCCCTGGCCGCCAAGAATTCCCTGGCGACCTCTTTTAGGTTTTTCTCCTTGATCTCCCCACCACCGGAACCGCTCCCAAAGGGGTTCGTGATCCCCTCTGCTTGGTGCCCTTTGATCGCCAGCCGGTCGATGATCAACGGATCGGCCCCGTAGTTGGTGGTCATAAAAAAAACCGTGATCACTTGGCTCTGCCCGTCCCTACGCAGCCGCCCGATCACCTGCTCGTGGACGGCGGGGCTCCAGTCCAGCTCGCCAAAAACCAAATTGTTACAGACCTCCTGCAACCCGTTGATCCCGGCCCCGGACCGCAAGGAGAGGATCAGCAACTTGGTCCGCCCGGAGATAAACTCCTCCAGGCTGTTGTCCTTGGCCGCCAAACTTTCGGACCCCGTGTACAGCACCGGGGAGTGATCGGCCAGCTCCTCCAGCCATATCCGGTAAACCTCCCTGTGCCACCCAACCAGAACCACTGGCCGGTCCGGCTCCTCGGTCAACATCTCCCGCACAAAGGCGGCCACCGGCCTAGCCTTGGCCAGACCCGCCGCCTGCCGCATCTTGATGTCCAGTTCCATCGCCGCCCGTCCCCGCTCCATGAGGCTTTCCCCACTCAAGGTCTGGATCGCCAGGGTCTTGAGCAGTTCTTCGTGGGCCCTGACCTCCTTTTCCTGGTATTCGACCTCCACTTCAATCTTTTCGACCCTCGGCAGTTGCAGGTTGACCTCCTCGTCTTTTCGCTCCCGCCTTAAGAATAGCCGAGCCTCCCGAAGGTATGCCCCCAACGCCTCGGGATCTTTAACTTTGAATTTGTCCTGCCCAATGCTGGTACACCATTCATTCACGAACTCGCTAAAACTGCCCAATGCTCCAGGCTGTAGTACGTTGAGGATCGAATAAATCTCGTCCCCGTAGTTAAAGATTGGGGTCGCCGAAAGCCCTAATCGGTAGCGGCATACGCCCGCAACGGTTGTTCCCGCCCTGTATTTTGTGCTCCCTTCTCTTCGGTACTCCTGGGCCTCGTCTGCCACAAATGTTTGGAGCCCGGCCTGGGCCAATACGTCCACCCACCCAGCCAAACACATGTAGCGGATCACGTACACGTCTGCCTTGGGCAGAGGGTAGGGCTGACCGCCTTTGATGGCGTGGACCCGGAGGTGGGAGAACTGCTCAATCATCCTCACCCACTGGCGCTGCAAGTGGGCCTGCACGACCACCACCGCCGGGATCGCCCCTTCTTGGGCCATTAGCCCAATGGCAGAAACGGTCTTCCCAAGGCCCAATTCGTCCCCCAAAAGAAGTCCTCCGACCTGCCGGACCAGTTCCACCGCTTGGTTCTGGTAGGTCCGCAGGGATTGGCCCTCCCGAATCCTCTGGGTCTCCACCTTGGGGCTGTACCCAGGGGCAAAGATCGCCTCCGCTGTCTGTTGCCCCAAAAGAAACGCCTTCTTCCGGCCTTTGAGCCTCGCCGCATCTTCTTTGGAAATTTTAAGCGGATAACGCTGAACAAACCACTCCAGGTCCATCCCATTCGCTTCAGTGTCCGCAAGAGAATAGGGCAAGCTGGACCCACTCGGGACCGAGCGGAACAGCGCCTTAAACCGAATGCAAACCTGGGGCTCCATGGCCGTGATTTCCCACCCCCAAGCGTTGTGTTCTATCGATCCATAGGTTTTTACAGCCATTTTTTTCCCAGCGCTAAAAAATAAACCGGTTTGCCCTCGATCTCCATTGGCAGCCCCATCGATTTCCCTGTAATCAGCACCAAAGCCTTGACCTCCGGGTGGATGGCGTAGCGCTTGAGCTGGTTAAATATCTGCACTTTCCCCTCGCTGCCCATCACCTTGACCTCCACTGCCACGGACCCGGCCACCATGAAATCAGGCCTGTCCGCCGCTGACAGTTTGTATTCCCTTTGATAGGGGATTCCAATGCCGCTCAGTATCGCTTCGATCTCGTCTTGGGCTGCTTTTTCGGTCGTGGTCGGGATCTTCACCAGCCCCACCACGTGGCAAACCAATTGCGCCAGATGTTCCACATCTTCCACCCCTACCCCCAAAAATTCCAGATCCCGTAGGCAAAGGCCCCGGCGTACCAAACCGACAACACAAACATCCCCAGTTGGCGGCTCTTCCAGGTTTCCCACAACCAAAACGGCTGCCCCAGGATACCCACCACCGGAGCCCAAGCGGTCCATTCCCCGCCCAGGTTGTAAAACAAAATCGCCGCCCCGCCGGTCAGGGCGATTGTGGTTTGTTTGAACATCAAAACACCTCCATGTTAGCGGGTATTTTTGAACTGAAGCACCTTTCCTGTGGCCTTTGCTGGTTCGCTCTGGGTTGCATTCTGGTCATCAATTTTCTGTACCACGTGTACATTTTTGGGGACCTCAAATTTTCTTTCGTTTTTGATTTTTTGCCGTTCAAACGGGGAGATTAACTCCCACCTGTGCTCCCTAATATTTTCAAACCTGCAATTCATTGCGCTAATGGCTCTCATCCCGCTCGAATCAAACCAAGCTTGGCCGCAAACCATGATGAGCCTGTGTCTAGGCGTGACTGGGAAATTTGCAAAAACAAGTTTCCCATCCATCATAACCGGCTGGGTGTCCACCAATTGGTTCATCCATTTCGGCACTGAACTACGTTTAATCCCCATCAAAACATCTCCATTTGCTCCGCCCCAGCCCTCAGCGCCCTTTCGGCGGCGGGGTTGAGCCAAAGCACTTCGGTGCGTTTCCCGCCCTTGTCGGCAAATCCATCGGTCTCAAATTGCCTCCAGCCCTTGTAAAGACGGTCGTACAGGGCCGAGTGGTAGCCGGACAGGACCACCATCCCCTTGGCCTCGTGCAGCACTGCGGCCAGCTCACAATGCTGGTCATCGGTCATTTCGTGGGCGTATCCCCGGCCCTTGTTGTTCCTGGTTGCAGCAAGGTATGGAGGGTCAACGTAAAACAGCACGTCCTTGGCATCCCAACGCTTCAGCACCGCAAGGGCATCATCGTTTTCAACGTTCACCCCCCGGAGCCGGTCGATCCACCCCAGCATCACCTCTGGCAGGTCTGCCCAGGTGCTAGCCGGGCCGGAACATCGTTCGCTGATCCGTCTCCTCCAGGTGGTCAACTTGCCAGAACTCCCTCCAGCGGCAGCACAACTCGAATAGGCCTGCCCACCCAAAACCAGCAACCGCCTCGCATCCTCCAAGAGGTCGTCTGCAGGCTCGGTTGCCAGCCGGTATTCGGCATCGGAGTACAGGGTCAGGTAGACCAACTCCACCAGCTTGGCCGAAGCGGCCGGGTCCCGGAGCAACCGGAACAGGTTGACCAGCCGCCCGTTCAGGTCGTTGATCACCTCATGGTTGATCCTTGGCTTTTGCGCCAACACCGAGGCGGCCCCGCAAAAGGGCTCAACATAAACCCGGTGCGGCGGAAAGTGCTCGATCACCCAGGGGGCGAGCTTCCACTTGCCGCCGTGGTACCGCAGGATCGGACGGGTGGGGGCGTTCATTATTTACCGATCTGAAAAGGATTTGAACTTCTGGCTTCCTCGATCAGCATCAAGCGGACCTCTGGGATCTTCGATTCAAGCCACTGCATCACCCGATTGTGGAAGCGCATCTTCCTTCGGTACCAAACCACGGTTGCAATGTTTGCAATGATTGAAACAACGAAAAGTAGTGCAAAAACGTAGGTCATGGCCGGTACTCCCAAAGCCCCAGCTTACCTCTCGCCGGGATGAACTGGTCCGGGGTCCAAAGTTGGGGTTCGGCCAAAAGGTGGTGGACCTGCCCATCCTGAGCCCACGGGCTTTTGCTGTCCCGCTCAACCCCAACCAGTTTGACTTGGCCGATGATTTGCCCGGCTACCGCTTCCCAAATCACAAACGGGTCACGCTCTTTTGGAGCGTCCAAGGCCTCTGCCGCTGCCTCGTTAAATGGCCGGACGTTTTTTGGCCTTGCCGCTTCCCTGGCCGATTCTAGGGCCTGCACCTGCTCCAGGATGGTTCGCTCGATCCTCTGCCACTCCTCGCTCACGCTGGATACCGGGCAATAAGTAAAGCCTCTCCACCAGTCCAGGTCAGGCCCAGACGAAGCGGGGCAATGGATCAAAAGGTCCAGCCCCCCGGCGGGGATGTTCTCAGGCCGAATCAAGGCCCGACTCCGGTTTTCAACGTCCTTGCCACCGGCGAGGATCAACAGGCACCAAGGCCAACGGACGCTAAGGACTTTCATTTCCATTCTCCAATTTTTCAAGGGTTTCTGGCTTATCCAAGCCGTACTGTTCGATGGAGGTCATTCGCTCTTTTAAAGCACCCTGTACAGCATCAACAACCCGGATCAAGTATTCATACTCTGGGTTGATTTTATCAGGGCGTCCCCGGTTGCGTCCTGCTCGGACTCGGGGGCCTCCCTTTTGGGCTCGGCGAGTCGTCCACGGACGCAGATGATCCGGCCCAGGCCGGTGCTAAAATCGACAAAGGACATCGGGAGTCGCAGCATCATTTCCTCTCCCGGAGCAGCGTCTCTTTTTTTAACCCAAAGCTGGATGGATCCGTCCTGCAATTCCGCATCAAAGGTTTTTTCGTCTTCCACGGCAAACGCTTCTTTCAGTGCGTCTGCATCCTGCACGTAAAAGTCACGCCAACCGCCTACGGCTCTTTTTCCATAAACACGCCTGAAAACTGTTTTCCCGTTCTCGTTCTTGTTCCTAGTTATTTCGAGACGGTACGGGGCCAACCTGGTGGTACTGCAATAGGTTTCGGCCTCCGACCGGTCCAGTTCCTTAGGCGAGAGCACCCAGTTAAAGTCCCCCTCGGGGATCTCGATGGTCACGCCCTTCGCCACCCCGGTGACGAAGGCTAAGGCCAACAAAAATAGGCTGGTCAGAAGTTTTTCTCGGGTCATTTCAAGTCCCCCAAGTCATTTTTGATCATCTGGCCCACCTCATTCCCCAAGTCAGTTTTGATCATCTGGCCCACCTCATTTTGGATGCATTCCACGGACTTGTAGTTTTTTCCCCAACTCTTAAACACCTCGTACTCTTTTTTCGGCAAAGTGATCAAAGTGTATCCTTGCTGATCTAGGTCGTCATAGTTGAACTCCATTTTCCCGGCTTCCAGCACCCGTTCATGCAGCAGCTGGAGGATGCGTTCGGTAAAGTCCTTTTTGCCATTGAACACACCGTGTTGCCCGTCCGGTTCGGATATCCCAAAGCCAAGGGTAAATGCATTACGGGAGTTGCTGTAGCTGACCTCTGCCAGTTCGAGCAGGCCACGGATCAGTTTTGGGACCATCTGTTCGACTAAAGGCTCCACCCAGGTGTATTTTCCCAACAAAGCCTCATTCACCAGAACTGGCGTTGCCTGCTCGGGGTCGATCCCTAGTTCAAAAATGTGGTTCAACAGGGCTGCAACCTCAAATTTTTCCAATTTAAACTCCATCGTCTGCTCCAAAAAGTTGTTTGAATCTTTCGGCCCACAGGGCCTTAGTTCTTGGCGGCGAGGATGATCCCCCGAGCCGCCGTTTCCATGCCTCCGTAGAGGCTTTCTTCGCCGAAAAAACGGCGAAATTTCTTTTCTAGGAGGTTCCCCCCCGCTTCTTCCCAGGCGTGGTACCAGCCGAGTATCTCCGTCAGCGTCGGGGCGGGAAAGGTCTGGGCAGGCTCCTGGTGCAGATCGTCCCGCTCAACTAAAACATACTCCCCGCCCTCCAAGGCCCAGACCGCCGCCGACCCGCCAAACAGCCCCAGGTCCTTAAACACCCGCCCTTGGCCCAGGCTGGCGAAATTTGATTCTTTGTTCATCTTGCCGCCGTGAATAGGTGAATCGTTTTCTTGCATCCTGCACCTCAATTGCAACCAGCCAAGGGGTCCTTTTTGAACCCATCAAGGATCACCCCCCAAGCATTGGCTATGTGATCCTCTCCTTCCTGGCGGGCTTTTTGTACCTTCCCGGAGAATTCTTTCAGGTCCTGATCCCTGGCCTTCAGGTAGCTTTTGAGGACCGTTTGATAAATAGGGTGGCCGACCAGGAAGAACTGGGTTTCCTCTTGTTTTTTGTCGTAAAACATCACCCCAAAACAGGTTTGCAGGCCGTGCATGTTTTCATCCAGGTTGGAGGCCATCATCCGGTCCGCCCAAAGGTCGTTTTTGTCGATTGCCTCAAAAAAGGACAGCCCGTTAAAATACACCCAACAAAGCTTCGACTCCGGTCCGCAAAACTCAAGCCGCAAAACATCCGCCTCAAATTTAGGGTCCAGCAGCAGGTTTACCGAGTCCCGGCCCTGGAACAGAAGAAAACTCCTGCCCTGCTTGCTTTGGAGCGCAACCTGGACCCCCGTTTTTTTTTCGATCTTCTGGGGGGTGTCCCCCGGCTCCAGCCGGGAGATCATCTCCAACCGCAACCCCCCGCAAAACCCAGGGGCCGCCGCCAAGGACAGCAGCAGTGCCAACAGTAGGGCGTTAGCTTTCATTTTCGGTTCCCTCCATGTTTATGAGGCAGTCCCGAAGTGTTGTCTCCAATCGCTTGACGGTGATCGAGGCTGAAATCTTTCTAAGGTCGGCGGCGGTTTTTAGGTTGCTAGCCGCCTCCAGGGCAAGGACGTGCCCCCGTTTTTTCTCCGTCAGGACCATCTGGCTCTTGTTGATCCCCGCCTTTTCTGCAGAATCGGCGCAGTCCCCCAAGAGCGTCTTGAACACCTTCAACATCAACGTGAGTTCGCCCGGATTGCCGTTGTGTTTGATGTTCATCCCCAACCTGCCTTGAAGCGCATCAACTCTTCTTTCAGCTTTTCCAGCGGTGGAAAACAGTAGCTCCGGATGTTTCCGTAGTTGTTTTTGGCCACCACCTTGGTCTGCCAACCCTTTGCCTTTCCTATCGCCGGTAACAGTACCCCTTGCAGCACAGAGACAGGGATGTTGATCCCCCCCGGATAGTATTCGTTCAGAGCCGGGTCGTGCAGTTGGGCCAGGCGGCCCGACTCGACCAACTCCGTCCACAGTTCCAGGATCCTCACTTCCGATTCGGGCCGAACCCGGAGCTTGCCAACCGGGACCCGTCCCTTTGCGATTGGACTGACCCCAATCGAAACCAGGACCCCCGCAGCGAAGTCGGAGCCCAGGCGCTGTTCCCGGATCAGGGCCAGGATGTGTTCGTGGCTCCAATCCTCCCGCTCCTCCCCCATCCTCGGGTTGAGGGCCTCGCCGTGGAACCAGTAGTTGTAGAGAACCTCAAAACATTCCTCTTGGTACTGGATCAGCCGGTCTTTCAGGTCTGGACGGACCTTGTTTGGGTTGATGCTGAACAGCCACCCGTTGAGCTTCTTGAGGGGGAGGCAGAGCGTCATCTGCTCACCTCCAGCTGAAGGTGTGCACTTAAGTGCACACCCTAGCCGACCCGCTTCAGCTTTGATTCGTTCCGATTGCTTGGACCAACTCAGCCCCAGGTTTTCGCAGATTGGACGGAGGGCTACAAAGACCCCTTCGGGGGTCTCAAGGCAGGTCACGGACTGGCCGTGGAAGTCCACTTGTTGGATCGTTTGGCTCATGCGGCCCCCTTGGCTTTGGCCGAGAGGGTGAAGCCTGGCTGGCCCTTGCGGCGGATGCCGATCAGGACCAGACGGGGGACTGTATTGGATTTTGAGTTCTGTTGCATGCCGCCTTCCGCTGGAGGGAAGTTCGGGCAGGTGTTTTGCCGCCAAGGGCCTGGGGGTCTTTGTTTGGCTGGAGGTCCAAAAGAAAAGAGCCCAGGTCCTCGGCGGTGCTGTAACACCGTAGGGCGGGGGTGATTAGTCCCCACCTTGCCGAAAACCTGGGCTCCTTTCCTAACACCTGCAACAATTGTGGAAATCACTCCCAAAAGGTCGATTACAGCCGACCTCTCCAATCCCAGATGTTGAACCGAGCGCACCAGGGGTACGTCTTGGCGACTAAAGTACTGTACTTTTTCGCCGCCGTCAAGGATTTTTGGGAAAGGCCAGCTTTGAAGGCTGACAAAGCCAGGGCCGGGGCCTATTTTGTGGATTTTGTGGACCTTGTAAACATTGTTTATACCCCTAATTTTTGCTTTATTGGCCCCATGAAGACGAACCCACCCCCTGAGCCAAAAACCCTGTCCTACCGTGCCGACGATGAACTCCGAGCACGGCTGACCGCCTTTGTCAAAGCGGACGGAGGGACTCTCTCCAGTTTTTCGAGGGAAGCGGCCGAGTTGATGCTGGACCTGCTGGAAGCGCACGCCAGGGAGATCGAAGCCCTGGGCCAGGGCCTGGGCTACGCCAGCCGCAGCGAACGCAGGCGAAAGGGGATCCTTTACCTGGTCGAAGAAGGGCTGGTCGCCCGCAAAAAAGCCAAAAAACCGACCTAAGCGGACCGGATTACCGACCAAAACAAAAAACATTTCCCAACCCATCGCCTTCCGCTCCAAAATGGAGACAAGGCCCGGCTGGGGACGGAGCTGGAACTCCCCGCAGGGGCAACATCCGGATATCCGGACCCAAGCGGCCCCCAACCGGGCCCCTGCTTGGAGAGCGGGGAAAACTCTCTCTCCAGCATTTGGTCTAGGGTGTTGCCCCCTAGGGGACCTATGGGTTCCAGCCCAACCGGTCCTTGTCAACCAAGATTGACAACTGCCCCAGTCTATAAATTCAAATTTAATGTACTGCAATATAAAGGTCCGATTTTGACCGACTTTGGCCGAATAGGTCCAATAGGGTTTTTACCCTATTTATTCGCCTGCCCGAACTTCCCTCCAGCGGACTGAGAGCAGCGCCTGGGCTCCGACCTCGCTGCGGGGGTCCTGTTTTTTATCAACGCCATTGTGCAGGCGGTTCTGGCCGATTCCTACCGGGTTATCTACCGTAATATAACTTGCAAAGCCTCCTGGGTTTTGTTAGGAGTTTGTGAAAAGCATCGGAATTTCAGGCCCCACCAAAGGCCGCAACGAAAGGCCGAGAGAAACGGATTTGCCGGTCCACCAAAACCGGAGCCCATCCCTTTCTCTCGGCCTTTTTTTTTGTGGATTTTTTATGGCCAAACTACTTGAAGCAATCAACAAATCTCCGGTCAAAGAAGCCCGGATCGAGTACGTCACCTCCAATCGGCGCAAGGTTGCGATCTACGCCAAGGAAGAGAACGGGCGACTGACCTTCCGCCAGCTTTGTGGCCGCCAAAAGGAACGGGTGTCCAAGGCGTTCTCCACGATGGAGAAGGCCTTGGCTTTTGACGGCTGGGTGCCGTACCGTTCCTGATTTTTCCCTTATCGGAAATTATCTTGCCAGGATAATTTGTTTCCGATAAAGGAAGGTAAAACGAACCAAGGACCCCCATGATCGACCAGTTGATGACCACAGCACAGGCAGCGAAGGAATGCGGGACTTCTGACCGCAACATCCGCTACCTCGTCGAAAAGGGAACGCTGGTGGACCGGGCGCCGCAAGGGGCGAGGAACCACCTTTTTTTGAAGGAAGACGTGCTCCGGGTCAAACGGACTTTAAAGAGGAACAACCAACAACTCAAGATCCAGCTCGGGACCTGAGTTTTTAAACAAAAAAAAACCCACGGTTTCTTGGCAGAGCACGTGGGTTTTTATATCGGTCACACAAGATGAGTTCTACCAAATCCGGCTCAGGTGAGCAAGGGAAAAATCCATCCCTTGCCCCCGATGACCGCATCCCGGAAATCCTGAAACGGACCGACCTGGTCCAGTTGATCGGCAAGAGCACCGAACTCAAGCCCCAAGGGGAAGGATTGTTCAAGGGGCTCTGCCCGTTCCACCAGGAAAAGACCCCCAGTTTCCAAGTCCAAACCAAAAAAGATAAACCTACCTACCATTGTTTCGGTTGCGGAGCCCACGGGGATGCCTTGGACTACGTCCAGGCGCAAATGGGTCTCCAGCCACATGAAGCAATCGACTACCTAGGAGAGTTGGCGAACCTGCCCAAACGATTGTCCGACCCCGCTGCCGAACCACAAATCGCCGCTCGCCAAGCGGCCCAAGCGGCACAGCAATGGTACTGCGATCAACTGGCCCATCCTCTGGCCCAGGTGTACCTGAAGCGGAGAAAAATCACTCAAACTCGAGCCAAGGAGTTTGGCCTTGGGTTTGCCCTGCCCGAAGCCCAGGGCTGGGACAATCTCCACCGCCACCTTTCCAAACTAGGGTTCTCCACCCAAGCACAAGATGATGCGGGACTGATTAAACAGCGCCCAAAAGAGGGGAGTTGGTATGACCGGCTGCGAAACAGACTGGTGTTCCCAATCCACAACCACCGTGGGGAGCTTTGTGGGTTCAGCGGTAGGGAGGTGGAGGACAAAAACCCCAAGTACATCAACCCCAGCAACAGCGGGCTGCTTTACAAAAAGAAGCAAATCCTTTTTGGCTGGCCACAGGCTAAAGCCCACATTCGAAAAAAGGGTTGGACTATCCTGACGGAGGGTTACCTTGATGTCATCGCCCTACACGAGGTTGGTCGCAAGGAAGCGATCGGGAGTTGTGGTACGGCTCTTTCAGTGGAAACCGTAGAGTTGATGGCAGAACTTGGGATCCGCAAGTTGTTTTTGGCCTACGACGGTGACCAGGCGGGAAAGAATGCCGCCCTCAGTGCGGCCAAAAAGCTGATCCAATCCGAGATCGACGGTAAAATCCTGTTCCTGCCAAACCAAATGGACCCAAAGGAACTGGTTGATCAGGCCGGAAAAACCGCTTTTGACCAATTGCTCAAAAACGCCGTTGCCGACTACCGCCATGTGATCGACACCGGTATTTTTGAAATCGAAGGGAAGGGCTTGAGCGAGAGGGAAACCCAGCTCTCAAAGTTTCTGGAGTTTTCTTCGCAGATCAAAAATGAGGCTAAACGGGCGTTTTTTATTGAGGAGTTGGCCCGGTCTTGGGGGATCGACCTGGAGATACTCAACAAACGTCTCATCGAAATAGGAAAACCCCAGAAGGCACAAAAGGCGGCGGAGAAAGTAGAGCCCCAAAAACCTCTCTTGGACAACGCAGAGACTACCGCCCTCAAAAGAAGCACGGCGCAAAACCTGTACAACAAAATCTTGGCTTTGGCCAAGTCAGACCCGGCCAGCCTAGTCGAGGGAGAGCACCCCGAATGGTTCTACCAACTCGACAAGCTCAATACGTTGCTCTTCGACGATCTCATCGAAGCCCTAAAAAAACTCGGGCTCCGCTCCGGGACCATCCGCAAGATCATCGCTGCCCAAAAGGCCACCCAGGTCGCCGCTCAAAAGAAGGCCGAAGCGGAAGCCAAGGAACGTAAGCCACAAAGCAGAGAAGAGCATGATTCTTATTTTGAAGAGGACAACTCCTTCAAATACTGGGGGCTCCGAGGACCTGAAAAATTAAGCAACTTCGGTGCCCGGATTGTGGAGGAGTTGGTAGTGGACGATGGGGCCGAGCAAACCCGTGATTTTGTGCTGCAAGGGCGGCTAGAGGACCAGTCCCTCTTGCGGAGGATCCAGATCCCCGCCTCAAAGTTCGGCGAGATGAAGTGGGTGGCCGAAGAATGGGGGGGAAGAGCCGTGGTCTATGCCCGGAAAAAAGAGGAGGTCCGCACAGCCATCCAGCTACTGAGCGCCAAGGACGGGATCACCATCTCAAATTTTTACGGGTACACCGGATGGGTTCAAAACCAAAACGGAGATTGGGTCTATCTCACCAACAGTGGCGGGATCACTGCCAATGGTCTCGACCCGAATTACAAAGTCCGCCTCCATGAGCTGAAAGATTACAACCTCCCTGCTCCGGTGGGTAACCCCAAGGAAGCAGCCAATGCCGCTCTACAACTGCTCATTGACCTTCCTCTCCGCCTCGGGGTCGCCGTTTTGAGTACCGCCATCCGGCCTCTTTTTTCGTTTTTGTCTCCTTGTGATTTCTCCGTCTTCTACTACGGTGAGTCCGGATCTAAAAAGAGCTGTTTGACCGCTTTGTCCTTAGGATTCTACGGGAGTGGGTTCAAGTACAACCACCTCCCGGCCAACTGGTCATCAACCGCAAACGCCCTGGGGCGGATGCAGTTTCAATCCAAAGACGCTCCACTCGTCATCGACGATTTTGTCCCCCCTGGGATCGGGTCCAAGTACGCCCAGGAAATGCACGCCAAGGCAGAACAGGTCCTGAGGTCACAGGCCAACGGTGGGGGCCGACAACGACTGAACCCGGACTCCTCCTCCAAACGTACCTGGAGCCCCAGGGGCCTGACGATCTCCAGCGGCGAGGACATCCCCAAGGGGAAGAGCCTCAAGGGTCGAATGCTGACCATTGAGGTGAAGCCAAAAGAGGTGGACAACGAAAAATTGACCCGACTCCAAGATGCCTCCGAGAGAGGGGATTTTGCCAGAGCTGCATCCCATTTTATTTGTTGGTCGGCCCAAAACATGGATTGGGTCAAGGAGCAACTCCGGGTGCTGGAAAAGGGCTACCTGGAAAGCGTCTCCATCACAGGCCATGCTAGAGCACCTAAAATTGCCGCCTCCCTGATGGCTGGGGTCAGCCTGTTTTTTTCCTGGGCAGAGTCGGTAGGCGCTTTTTCCGGCACGGTTGAGGACCGCCAATCCTACGAAGGTTCTTGCTGGGATATCCTCGCAGAACTGGCAGCGGATCAGGCCGCCTACCAAGAAGACGAAAACGAAGCCGCTACCTACCTAAGGCTCCTGCAAAGCGCAATCAGCAGCAAAGCGGCCCACCTGGAGCGCCTAGAAGGCTCCGATCTGGATTTTAATCAACTGGGGTATCACCAGGATCTAGAAGCAAAACAAGGGTTTGGGGAGGAAGTTAGGTACCGGTCGGGGAACCCGGCCATCGGGTTTGTTGATGACCTATACGCCTACATCACCGAGGAAACGGCTTTTTCGGTGATCAACGAATTGGCCCGCAGGCAAGGAAATCAACTGCCACTGACGATGGGGACTTACGCCAAACGGCTTAAAGAAGCAAACCTGATCATTCCCGAGATCGAAAACACCGGAAAAAAAGAAGCCCGAGTCAGGGCGACCAAAAAGAAGAACATCAAAGGCCATGGAACCCACCGTTACCTTTGGTTCCCGATAGAAATCCTTTTCCCTGATGAAACCACAGAAGAGGAACGGAAGGCTCACCAAACCAACAGACCACTACAAGACAAAGACCTCCCTTATTGATCCTTTCCGCCTGGGCATTCCAGGCAAGAAAACCCTTCAAACCTTACAGAATAAAGCAGTTGGAGTGACTACACAGATCAGGGTCTTTAGCCCTGAACTGTGTTGTCACCTCCTCTTGGCTTAAATATTACACTCGCCTGCCGTATCCTTGGCCGCAACTTTAAAACCAGTCTGTTCTTTCCTTTTTCCACCCTCCCTTTGGTGGACGTGGTTTTGTTGATCATATCCATTGTTCGTCGGCCAAAACAACCAGGTGATTTTCCCCAAAATTTTAGGCCATAATCCCCATTTTCCCCAGAAGTAAAATCAGGCTAAAATGTTTACTGGCGTATGTTTGCAGTTGTTTTCCCCATTTTCCCCACTTTAACGAGCTACTATCCTCATATACAGGGTAGTGCTCAAAAAAAAGAGTGTCAGACAACAGATCCAAAAACGCACATTCAATAGAACTTGGTTCTCTATAAAGCCATACTTTTAAAAATGGGGAAAATGGGGAAAATGGGGAATTTAGATATAATACTATGACAATAATAGCTTTTTAAAAATGAAACCATTCCCCACTCTGTATTTTTACTGGGGAATCTGGGGAATCAGAAATGGGGAATGACAGAAAGGTCTTCTTGAGTCCAGGGATGCTCTAGGCTCTGTTCACTAAGACAGGGGCAGTGGGATAAAGCTTGGAGTGGAGTAAATGGTTGAAAAGTAGCAAAGTAGCAAAGTAGCAAAGTAGCCTAAGAACAAAAGAACAGAAGAGCAAGAAAATTTGACCAGCTGAACCGCTCCGGTCTCTATGGCCGCAGGCTGGAACTTTTCCAGGAGGGGATGATCTTAAAAGTAGCGGGAATAAGCCTTGACAAATGGAAAGCCGGGGCGAATTTTTGAGCAAATGAGCAAATGAGCAAATGAGCAAATGAGCAAATGAGCAAATGAGCAAATGAGCAAATGAGCAAATGAGCAAATGAGCAAATGAGCAAATGAGCAAATGAGCAAATGAGCAAATGAGCAAATGAGCAGTTGACAAAATTAAAGTAACAAAATATCTTTTAAGCAGAAGAGCAGAAGAGCAGAAGAGCAGAAGAGCAGAAGAGCAGAAGAGCAGAAGAGCAGAAGAGCAGAAGAGCAGAAGAGCAGAAGAGCAGAAGAGCAGAAGAGCAGAAGAGCAGAAGAGGCCAAGAAATAAAACCATCTTTTTACCTAAAGAGGAACCATGACTACCAAAACCAGCGAACCCAGCGAAACCTTTAAAGGGCAGCGTTCAGCAGCCCAAAAAAGCTACATTCACCATGGCAAAATTAGCGATGCCATCTTCATGGTCATGCAAGAACGTAAGGCAAAAAACGATGCCCAAAAACACCATCTCGAAGGGATGCGGGAGGCGCTGGACATCGCAATTAAGTTTGAAGCCCAACAGAGGGATCAATAAACAAAAACCAACGGAGAAAAATTCATGGAAAATTTCACGATCACCATCGGCGGCAGAAAGGGCGGGGTAGGGAAGAGCACCACCGCCTGTAACCTGGCGGCGGAACTCTCCAAAAAGGGCTATGAGGTCCTTTTGGTGGACACTGATGAGCAGCACACCACCCGTGACTGGGCAGACCGCAGAAAAGAAGACCCAAGTTTGCCGCAGATCCAGACGATCCAGCTGACCGGGAAGACGATTGGCAGCGATCTTAGGGGTTTGCAGTCCAAATACCAACTGATCTTGATTGATGCAGGCGGCCGGGCAACCTTGGAGCTGAAAGGAGCGATGTTGGCCAGCGATCTGGCGATCATCCCCATCGTCCCCAGCCAGCCGGATCTGGATACGTTGCAGTACATGGCCGACTTCGTCGAAGACGCAAAATTGACCAACACCGGCCTGATGACCAAGGTCTTGATCAACATGGCCTCGACCAACCACAACGAGAGGGACACCGCAGGCATCAGGGGCGTGATCACCCAAGATTACACCGAGTTTGAGATGCTTGAATCAGTAGTCCGGCAGCGGAAAATCTACCGGACTGCCTATGCCCTTGGTCGGACGATCTACGAGATCGAAAACGACTGGAAAGCCAAACAGGAATTTGACCATCTTTTGGGGGAAGTGGAGAGTCTCATCAAGGAGGTGGTCCATGGAGTCTAAAAAGACCAGTGGAAGGATCGGGTTCCAGGGGAGGAAAAAGCCCACTGCCGAAGAGATTGAAAATGCACTGAACCAAGGCCTGCCGCCGGACCCGCTGTCCGGCAAAGTCGGGCAGGATGTCCAGCCGGTAAAAGTAGCAGAAGAACAAAAGAGCAAAAGAGCAGAAACGCAAGAGATTGATTTGGAAATGATTTCGGTCAGCCGGACCGAACTTCCCCTGGTGTACGTCCAGCGCTTTGAAAAGCTCTCCAGCCTCTACAAGGAGAAGAAAGGGAAGGGAAGGGTGAAGGGGCTCAAACTGCTGCCCCTGACCCGGACGTTGCTCATGAAAGAAATCGACGACCGATGCGCACAAGAAGGCCTGGATTTTAAAGCCCAAGAGGCAGCCCAGGTCAAAGCTGCCTGCCTGGCCAAAAAACTGATCTACCCGGAGGAAAGATGATCTCGCAAGAGGCGATGGACAAATATCGGGCAAAGTACCCTAAAGCAACGTTGCAGGATGCCCTGGCGCAATTCCCGGAGCCGAAGTACCAAGCCAAGCTTGTGACCTACTACTTTAACGTATACGGGCAGGCAAATGGCAAGGAGCAGGAACATCTCCAAGGGGAAAAAGGAAGCCTAAACAAACAAGTGACCCAGTGGTTGGAAAACAACCCGGAAAGCACTACGGAAGAATTGATCGCCGCTTTCCCGGGTGAAAAGCCCAATTCCCTGAAGCAATACCGTTCCGGGTATATGCAGGTAAAGAAAGGGCGGGACGGGAGGGGCCGGAAGCCCAAAGACCCGGACCAGAACCGGGAAGCGGTGTTTCGGCTGTTGTCCGTTGCAGACCAGCGTTGGAAATTCAGTGAGGACGTAAAGCTGGCCGATCTTTTCCCGCACTTTCCCCAAGATGCAATTACCCGGTTGGAGGAACTGCAAAAAGAAAAGGCAGCCCCCAAGAACAGAGACTTGAAAGACTTTTTCCCCAAGCTGTCCACGTCCGCCTTGAGGACCTACCGAGCGGATTGGGAAGAGGACAAAAGGGTCAAGGCCTTAAAAGAGGAGGAAACCAAAATAGAAGCGCCCAAAGCGGTGGAGGCCAAAGCCCCGGCTTCTCCGGATGCGGTAATAGCCCAAAAAGGGGTGGAAGAAAAAAAGGCTGAATCGCTAGCAACCACCGAAGTGACCCAGCCGTCCTTTGATGTCCTGGCCCAGATCCTGGTCAAGCTGTTGGTCCAGGTGGGGGAAGTCTCGGGGAAAATCGATCTGCTGTTGGAGCAGACCAAACCAGCCCAGCCGTCTGCGGATCCCAACCAATTGCTGCAAAGTCTGCTGGGGTTGCTGGCGAAAAAGGAGGAACCTCCCAAACCGAAGGACCCGTCCAGCGATCTGTTGGACCTTCTCAACCAAGTCTTGAAGAGGAAGCCGTGATGGGTAAATTGGACCGTATTCGGGAGATCGTTTTTGGTCTGTGGAGCTTCTTTTTTGTGCTCCTTCCGGGGGGGATTGTCCTGGCTGGGATTATCCTTTTGTTCCTGATTTTGGTGCTCAACCAGATCTTCCCCGGCAGTGCGGATGCAATCAGCCAATGGATAGCGGAGGAACAGTGAGCCTAAAGGAACTGGTTGAACAACGGATCGGGAACCTGTTGCGGTTTTTGAACAAAAACCCGCCCGACTTGGAGATCGTCAAGGAAATCTGCCTGGAGGAGGTCAACTTTTTGCGGTGTTGGAAAAAGGAGGACGGGTCTTCGATCAGCCTGAACTACCTGGTTAGCACCCTGACCACCTACAGAAACGCCATCAAAGAGCAGATGGGCCCCGATTACAAGGCCCTAGAAAACCAATGGCGGGAACTCAAGCGCAACCGTCGGCAAGCGGTCGAGGCGGTTTACAAAGACAACCCCGACAAACTTTCAAAGGCGCTCAAGGAAATTGACGAGATCCCAGAGATCAAGGCGCTCAAGGAAAAATTGGAACCACAGAACGCACACGGGTACGCTTTACGGTACCTAAAGGCTGAACCGGAATTGATCCAGACCTTCAACTCCGAGATCCGCAATCAAATGGTCAAAAGCCAAGAGCACCAGACCGAGCTTGACGAAGAAAACTTCATGGCGACGACCCTTGAGTTTTTGAAGTCCGAAAGCTTGGTGGAACTGTTTTTGGGCCTGATGGCCGCAACCGGCAGGCGGAATGCGGAGATCATGGAGACCGGAGAATTTACCTTGACCGAGGACCCAGGGCCCTACCGCTTTGCGGCCCAATACCGGCTGCTGTTTAAGGGGCAACTGAAGACCAGATCGGTAGAGAAACTGGAAATCTTGATCCCCGTCCTTGCGCCGGTGGAGTTGGTTTTATCGGCGTTTGACAAGTTTCGGGATGCCATGGCGCAAAAAAAAGAGGAGGGGAAGGCCACCAGAGAATATATTATGTACCACTGCCTCCCTATGATCCGGATCAAATATGGCCTGGGGGACGATAAAAAGGTCGAAAAGGTGCGGTCCGTATATGCACACCTGGCCGCCAAAAAATTCAGGCCAAAAACGGTATCGGAAGACGTCTTTATTGCCGACATTTTGGGCCAGAGGTCCGAGAGCTTTGGTGCCGCTCAATACTACAAAACCGTCACCACCTGACCAAGCTGCGGAACGGTGTTTCCTGTTCCGCAGGGCCACGAAAAAACCCCACCAATCCCCTTCTTTCTTCGCTCTGCACGAAACCGTTTTTAAAAAATTGCCTTATATTAACCGTATGGTATTTTAAGGCAAAACTTTTTAAGCGGAGGTTTGATGAATTCTTCTTTTGTCCTCACCGACAAACGACGGCGCAAGCGAAAAAAATACGGAGACCAGATGTCGGTCTCGGTTGGCCTGACTCTGGACCAAACGATCCGGTCAGCTTGGTCCGCCATGGGGTACCGGTCCCAAGGGGAACTCCTGCGCAAGCTGGTGGAAATCGGCGCCGAGCAGATGCATCTTGGCCACACGGGGGAAGCTTGAACGCTGCTGGACCAGACAAAAAAGGGGTGCTGGAAGCCATCGGCAACCAGGTAGCTCTAAAGGACGGATGGGTTAACCCCGTGTCCGGCTTTGGGGCTGCTGGCTTTGATCCGATGGCCATCACCTTTTTTTCCTGGTCCGGGACTCTGGACGAACCAACCTTGGAATGGATGTTCCGGGGCAGCTGGGTCGCCAGGAAGATTGTCACGGCCCTGCCTGAATGGGCGACCCAAAACGGTTTTGAGCTTGAAGGGGAAAACCCGGCGGAATTGGAGCGGATCAAGGCCCAGTTGAAACGGTGGAACGTATTGTCCCTACTCGAAAACCTCGGGACCGAAGCGTCTTTGTACGGTAGGGCGTACCTCATTGCCTGGGGCAACGACGGTCGGTCGATGGAATACCCTCTGGACGAAAGAAACTTAAGAGGAGAGGTCAAGTTCCGGGTGATCGGCGGGAAATACCGGTGTTATCCCAGGCTTTGGGGAGACAACTACTTTGACCCGACCACTCTTTTTGAGCCAAAGCTTTATCAGGTCCTGGACGTTTCCGCCTACGGACAGACGCTCAACTACTTTTGCCACCAAAGCCGACTCCGGGGGATGGACGGGAACTACCTGCCCGAACACCTCAAGGCCCAAAATTTCGGCGCCGGAGATCCGGTCTTGCAGTTAGTCAACAACGAGATCCGCAACCACGGGGTGGCCACCCAGACCTTGGGGAGTCTGCTCCAGGACTTCATCACCAAGAAGCTAAAGATGGGCAACCTCGCCGAGATGTTGACCATGCCCAACGGAGACGCAGCGGTCAGGGAGCGGCTGCGAAAGCTGTCAGAGCTGCTTTCTATCCACAACATCGCCGCCATCGGTGAAGAAGAGGAATTTGAAAAAATATCCACTTCCATAACGGGGCTGCCAGAAATGTACGGGGTTGTGCGCAAGGAAATCTCCGGCGCAGCGCATATGCCAGAATCGGTCATCTACGGTAATTCCGCCTCCGGCGGGGCGATCTCCGCCAGTTCTGGCTACCACGACAAAGGAAACTGGCTCGACCGGGTCGAGGGGTACCAGGAAAAGCGTTTGGACCCTGTGTTGAGCTGGGTGATCCGGCTGGCCTGTTTGGTCAACAAAGTGGACCCGGAAAGCATCAAGTACCGGTGGAATACCATCCGTGAGCTGGGGCTAAAGGAAGAGGCGGACATTACGCTGATCCAGTCCCAAGCCCAGAAGGTGGACGCAGAAACCGAAGCGATCCGTGCGGGGAAAATGGCACCCAAGGAGACCCTCACCCTGGACCGACCCGGTCACACCCTCAACGAATTGAACACGCCGGGCCCGCAAACCTCAAAACTCACGGCGCAGGAATGAACTTGGCTCTCGCTCCAAAAAGTCAGGCGAACCCGGTCAACGACCTTTTGGAGTTCACCAAAAGGACGTTCGGCAAGCTGGGCCGGGTTTATGTGCCCAATTGGCACCACGAGCTTTTGGCCAAGGAACTCGAAGCCTGGGCCAGGAGGGAGTTCGAGTTTTTGTTTGTGTCGATGCCTGCGGGCTACGGGAAAAGTGAATTGATCAGCCGAAGTCTTCCTGCTTGGTTGATGGGCCGTGACCCGGCCACGACGATTATGGCCGCCTGCCATACCCAACAAAAGGTGGACAAGTTCAGCGCCGACGTGAAGCGGAAGATCGGCTCGGACGAGTACCGGTCAATTTTCCCCGGTCTCGAAGTGGATCCGGAGTTCAAAAGGGCGCTTGGGTATTGGCGCAACAATTTCGGCGGGGCCTTTTATGGTTTTGGCACCGGGGCAGCTTGTTCGGGCGACCATGCCAACTGGATCATCGTTGACGACCCGGTCAAGGGTGACAAACACATCCAAAACCCGCTGAACCGGGAAAAGGACTGGAGTTGGTTCACCGCAGAGATCACCCAACGGGTGATCCACGCCGAAGGGAGACCCCAGGTGCTCCTGATGCACACAAGGTGGAACCACGACGACATCGCCGGAAGGATGATCAAGTTGGTCGAAAGGATCCCCAAAAGCCAAAAGGCAAAATATCGCTTTTTGGTCTTGCCCGCAGTGCTGGACGACCGGACGGTGCGCACCAAGCACTCAGGCGACCCAAGGGGGGTAGGAGAACCTTTGTGGCCTACGGCCCACAATCTGGACCAACTAAAGGTCGAAGAACTCAGGAACCGCAGGAACTACCAGGCCCAGTTTTTGTGCAACCCGATCACCCCAAACGCCGGGATGGTAAAGCGAAGTTGGTTTAAACCAGTAGCCCAAAACGCTTTGGAGCGTGGCCTTTTGTGGCACCGCTATTTTTGGGTTCCGGCGTTGGAACCTTCGAGCCTCGACCAGCGGGTGGGGATCTGCGACGCAGCCAAGGACGACCAGGGGCAGGTCTTTTTTAGGATGCCCAGGGCTTTGGATCTGCACTTTGACGAAGCGCTGGAGTTGATGCGCCAGTCGGTCAAGGAAGGGGGGATCAAAAAGATCGGCGTTTATGAAGGCCGCCAAAAAAGCACCCTCCTAGAAGACCTGCTGCGGTTCCCGTCTTTGGTCTCCAAAGTGCGCACCATCTCCGGGTCCGACCCACTCAGCCTTGCAGAACCGGGTTTGGCGGGGAAGTTGTTTTTGGTGGAAGACCCGCAAAACGAATCTTTTTTGGAGGAGTGCGACCAATGGCAAGGTCGTCTCGATTCCGCAGAGGCTATGATCCGAGCGGTCTCTGGTGCGTTTTCTTTGTTCCGTTCCCAGCGCTCTGTGCTTGAAGTTTGTTTGTCCAAAATAACCACCCCTGCCTGAGAGGACCATGAGCAGCCAGTTCGTTTTGAAACACCAATCCGTCCCCCCCAGCCTGAGAATCCCGGTGCACAGCAATTTTTCCGGCAGCCCCCAGGCGAGGTTGACCAACTACGACAACCAACCCCACCCGACCCTTGAAAGGGACGGCGATGGGCAGTGGTTCCTTTTGTTTGCTCCCCAACTGATGGGCAGGCCGGTCGAGGTTTGTGTGTTTGAGGATGCCCCCCTCTTGCCGGTACTGCCCAGGCTGGAAAACAAGATGATCCCCAACCAATTGAGCAGTTCCAAAATGGTGGGTTGGTTGTCTGGCCTGGGTTGGGTGGGTAAACTCTCCTGCCTCTTTTTGGCGGCCATCGCCGTTGGTTTTTACCTGGAAAAAAACGGGTCAGAGTTGCTTCCTGCCTTTTGGGCTGGGTTTCCATTTGGGCTTAAGGTTTTGGTGGCGGCGCTCTTGGGCATCGGGGTGGCCAAGGGTGGGGCCTTGACCGCTTGGTGGTCCCGCTTGAGTGGGGCGAAGCAGACCGCTTTGACTTCGGCCTTGTTGTTCGGGGGGCTGGTGCTCTCCCACCTGACCGGGTCTGATGCGTTGCCGGTGCTTTACAGCGAGGTAAACGTGGGCCAAGCGGCAGCCAAAACGGCCAATGCCCTCAAAAACCCAAGGCAAATCCTCGCCGAAGGTGGGGAAGCCTTGGAAGAGGCCTCCAAGGTGGCCGTCAACGAACAGAAGTTTTTGGACCATCCGTTTTTTAAGGACCTGGACCCCTCCATCCGTGAGGACCTGGGGGAACATTACATCTACACCGGTGCGGGGGTGATCGTTCGCTCCGAACCCTACGAACCTGCGGAACTCTCAGAAGCGGAGGCCGTCTGTAATCAGATCCCCGGCGGCAGATTGGGGACCCCCGCCGAACTGGAGCAACTCAGCGGCAGCCCCCTGGTTGGCCTTCGCTACAACCAGGCGGAGAAGGGCGAATGGACTGCCGAGCGGTATTGGTTCGGCCCTGGGGCAGACCACAAACTTTACCACCACAAACACCCGGAGACTCGGTTTTTTATGGTCACCGAAAAGGCGGACAGCCTAAGCGGCGAGGACCTCCAGACTTTCGTCAAAGCACGGGGATACGAAACCGGGACGTTAAACGACCAGCAGATCCAGCGCACCTTGTACCAAGCAGAAAAGCGAAAAGCCCTGGAACAACTACCAGTCGGTACTGATTTGTCCGGCAAGTTCGCTTGGCTGGATGGGGGGAAAAAGGCCGCTTACCGCTGCATCCTGGGACAGCCGGAGGGGATGTGAACCTAAAGCTCAAGGAGTTCTTGCGGCGCATGACCACCCAACCTACCGACCCCCAAAGGATCCTGGTGTGGATGGGGCTCAATTGGTGTCTGCTTCACCTGACCTTGATCCCAGGACCGGAGCCCTCTCCGCTTCGTGGCGGGGCCCCGATCTGGATGGATACGCTTGTGGTGGCTTCAATGGCCTTGAGCATCTGCTTGTGGATCTTCTTTAGCGGGGAAAACAATTTATCCCTGGCCATGCGTATGGCCTATACCGGAGCCACAACGCAGGTCAGCTACATGATCCTGTTTGAGGGCTGGTCCTCCAACTCCGTTCTTTATCAGGCCTTCAGTCTGCTTTCGATCAACATCCTCGCCGGGTTCGCCCTGACCGGGATCACCCCGGTTCGGCTGTTTGAAGTAACGGCCCCGGAGTTCCAAGGGCTGAGTGCGGCCCAAAGGGGCTGGGCGAACATCAAGGCAGCATTCCTGGCCCCAGAACTCAGGATCACCCAGGCTTCGGCAATTCGGGGGATCATCTACTGGTATGCGATGCTTTTGGTGGTGCTGTTGTTGGTGCTGTGGCCGACTCGTGGGCAATCCATGGGCCTGAACGACGTGGTCCAGGGCTGGGTGCTGTGGTCCAACTGGAGGATCGTTCTTTCAGGCGCCCTGTTGGGGGTTTGCGGGGTTGGTTGGATCAAGCTCAGGTCTGAAAACATCCCCCAAGAACTGGCCCAATCGGTGGGCCTGTTGCTGCGGGTTTTGGTGGCGCTCTCGGTGTTTTTGATCCTGGGCCAGTATTGGCCGCAATCCCTGACTAGGCCGGAACTTGGGGCAGCGGTGATCATTCTTTTGGTTTTCCCCCAGGCCTTTGGGGATCTCGAAGATTTTTTGACCAGAAACTTTGGGCTTCTTGCAGCCCGGTCCTTTCGGGCTTTGCCTTTTGTTTTGTTGTTTTTGATCGGGATCAACGTTTGGATCCCGGTCAACGAGCTGGCCTCGATCTCGGCCGCTTGGGTAAAAGCCCAGAGTTGGAGGTAGCGTGAACGTTCAACTGCTGGATTATGTTGATCTTGGAAAGCAGGTCCTCAAAAAAGACCCGGTCAGCGGGTTTTTGCGGATCCCCGTTGCCCTAACCTGTGTGCAGGTACGTGATTACCCGGAGATCAGCAGACCAGACGGAAGGATGGGGACCAAGATCGCCTTCCCGAACCAGACGATCCAAGATGCCGCTCCAACCTTTAACGACGTCCCGGTGGTCGTCCACCACGGGGTAGATTGGGTAACTACCGGGAATTTCAGGGACAGGGCCGTGGGGCACGTTTCCTCCGGAGTTAGGTTCGACGAAAAAACCAAGCACCTCCGGGGGGAGGTGATCATCTCCGATGAAAAAACGATCAAGGAAGTCTTAGGCAGGAAACAATACCGGGAGGTCAGCATCGGGGCCCCTGGGGCGATTGAGTTCCAGGCTTGTTATCTGTTGCAAGACGGGACCCTGAGCTTCGACCCAAACTCCGGTGGAGAACCGGCAGACGCCTGGTGCTCCGGTATGACGGGGAACCACCTGGCCTTGGTTCCCCAAGGAAGAGCTGGGGCCAGCTGTCGTCTTTTGATTGACCATGACACCCCGCCAAAAGGCGGCGAACCTAAACCTAATCAAGGAGCAAACGTGAAAATCAAGATCACCCTGCCCATTTACTTGGCAGACGGGAAGCCCGTAGTTGAGCAAAGGGAGGTGGAGTTTGAAGACACCGTCGAGCCTCTCGTTGCCGTGTTCAGGGACCGAGAGGCAAGGATCAAGGCGCAAATTGACCTTACGGACACCTCTAGGCGGACCGCCGAGGAAAGGGCCAAACAAGCCGAAGCCAAGCTGAAAGATGCCGAAGACAAGGCCAAGGAACTGGTTCCAAAAAAGGAAGTAGCGGCAATGGTCCAGGATCATTTGGTGGCAATGGGCGCAGCTCAAAACCTGAGGATCGAGATCAAAGACGGCCAAGGGGCGATGGAAATCAAGCTGGCGGTGATCGAACAGCTTTTGCCTTCGGTTCGCCAGCACTTAAAGGACAGCAAGCACGACCAAGAAGCAACCCACGTTGACATTGCCTTCAAGGCGTCCACGGCCAACTTGAGGGATGCGGCGGAGATGGCTCTGATCAACAAGGCCATGAAGGGCGGGATGCAGCAACAGACCGGCTTTAATGACGCTCCTGTGGCCAAAACTCCCCGGCAGATCCACGAAGAACGTTACAACCCTTAACCTACCAGAGGAACGATGCAAACAAGTTACGCCAACCCTTCCACCGGCTACGCCGGGCAATTGTTGAACCAGGGCGAAGTCCCGGACCTTGAGGCCTTGTCGGTCGAGGGAGCGGAGATCGCCTTTGGGACCGGCGTTATCAGCGGGACCAACAAAGAGACCCAAATCAAAACGCCCGCTGCGGTCTTTACCCTGGCCCAGTTCCGGGGTGTGGTCATTGCCACCGCAGCGAGGATCGAGCGGCTTTACAAACAAGTTGGCCTGCCCAAGGTCCCGGTTGGGGAGGCCATCGACGTGCTGCGGCAGGGTTATGCCAAGGTGTTGACCAAAGCGTCTCCGATCAGCAGGGGCGACGCAGTTTATCTGCAACACACCGCAGGCGGGGTTTATGCCCCCGGCGACCTGCACAACGATGCCGCTCAAGCGGCCAACGCCGTGGACGTTTCCGCAGTTGCCGCTTGGTACCGTGGGGTATCTGTTGCGGGCGAATATGCCACCATCCAACTTTCGATCAAGGGGTAAACAATGCAATTTCTTAAACCGCATCCGGAACAAACCTTGATGGACAGCACCGTTTCCATGCTGCTCAAGACTCCTGGAGTCGTTGGGCAGATGCCGATCCTGCAAGAGCCCCAGGCCCAAAAGAACCTGCGGGACGCCCTCAACAAGGCGGAACTGCTGGCCTACAACCTCACTGCCACAAGCAGCCAACAATCCAAGGTCTTGATCGGGTCCGCCGGAGCCCATCAGGTCATCATGGATGGGAAAATGGTTCCCCTTAAGGACGGTCCGGGTGACTACTCCGCAAGGTCGTTGGAGCGATTCGATCCCAAAATGCGGGAGGCAAAGTTAAAAAAGCTCAACTTTGCCGACATCCTCCCGGTCAATAACTTGGCCGACCCTGCCGTGACGGCGGAAACCTACGAGATGAGTTTCCCGATCATCGAAGCCAAGGAGCAGTACTCGGAACACGGCCAAAAGTCCAACCAGATTGATGTGATCGTGAAGGAATTTACCTCTACCGTAAAACGGGAAGACGTCGAGTTCGTCCTGACCTACGACGACATCCAAGCCATGGCCCGCACGGGGAGAATCAACCAGGTCGAACGCAAGATCCGGGTGGCCTATCGGGCTTACCAGGAAAAAGCCCAAGCCCGTTTTATGCTGGGGGATGCAACCCAAGGGGTGAAGGGCTTCACCAACCACGCCTACATGCCGGGGGCAGCAATTTCGCAAGGCGGGAAAACCACCATCGCCTCCATGCTGCCAGAAGAGCAGATTAAGTTTTTTAACAGCCTGATCACCCAGGTCTATATGGCCACGGGGATGAACCATTCCCCCAATGCTTTGTGCTTGGCACCCAACATTTGGTCCACACTTTTTAACCAGATCGTCGATTTCCAATACCGAAGAGTTTTAGAATATCTGCTCGACCAGCTGGGGGGCATGGGGTACCGGGAAATTCACCCCTGCTTTGAACTCCAGGCAACTGGGGTCAACGCCAAAGACCAAGTGATTGCCTACGAAAAAAGTATCGAAAACATGGAGGCAACCATCCTCCAAGACCTGACCTGGATTCCCCAGCAGCCTGTAGGTTCCTCGATCAAGTTCACCGGGACCTTCAAACTGGGCGAATACAAGTCCTTTTTCCCACTCTCGGCCCTCCGGGCATACGAGCAATAAAGGAGCGATTCGTGAGCAAAATGTTTGTGATCCAAAACAACGGTACCAGCCAAACCAGCTTTTTCTTTGAGGTCAAAAACGAAGAGGAAACGGAGCAGGTGACGCTGGTGATCCCGGCCAGTTTTAACGGCGTTCCCGGCATCAGCCGGGAGTTGAGCGAAGCCGAAGTAAAGGCGTTGCAGGAAGACCCCAAACAAAAGGCCTTTAAGGTTCTTTGTGAGCAAGGGGTGTTTCTGGTGGTGGAAAAAAAGCCGCAAGTCTCCCCCACCAAAAAGGCGGAAGAGCTGGCCCAATTTGATCCCCAAGGCCCTGCGGGGCAAGAGATGATCAAAAAGGCCACGGAGCAGGCTCTCGAAGGGTTGGTCAAAAAGCTGGAAGGCCTGGGGCTGACTCCCGAACTGCTCCAACAGTTTGGGCAATTTAAGGCGGTTTTTGAAGAGGCCAAGGCTATCCTCTCCAAGGTGGAAGCAGCGGCCAAAGCAGTCGATACCAGCGCCAAGGAGGCGGCAAAATCCGCCGCCGAAGCGAAAAAAAACAAAGAGTAACCAATGGGATTGTTGATCACCTGGGAAGACGTGCTGCTCATCGCAGCGGGGGAAAAGGACCTGGCCAACGAGGACAAGTTCACCTTGGACTTGCTGGCCAGGGTTACCGTCACCGATGTTGGGAGCACGTCCTACAACCTAACCTTGTTGGGTCAGGTGATCAGCTTCCAGCGGCAAGTCGAGGATAGTCTCGCAGCTGTGGCGGCGGGACTGATCCAAGGCATAAACGAATGTAGGCCCTTGGTTGATCAGGCCAAGGCCAAGCCGGGCCGGTACCCGGACGAGTTCTCCATTTATGGGAAAATCAGTTTGAATTGGTTTGAAGTGAGCCCCGGAACTGGGACGACGGTGGCCCAGTCCCTGGCAAAAGCGATTGTGTATGGGGGAAGAAGCTTCATCCTCAAGCTCTGCGAAAAGAAGGTACAGGCCTCGGTTTTTGGGGATTTCACCTACGAAGCACAACTGTATTATGCGGCCCACCTGGCAGCACAAACCAGGACCCCGGCCCAAGGCAAAGGGAGCCTTTCGGGCCAAAGCTTTGGTGGAGAATCAATGACTTTTACCATGCCCAACCTCAACCCAAAGGCGGGAGAGGTCTTAAAACAAACCACCTACGGGCAGGCATTCCTCGAACTTTCAAGGGGCTTGGTGTTCCCGATGGTGGTCGGGTGAGCGGTCTGGTGATTGAGGTCCTGATCGAGGAGGACTCCAAAAATTTTGACCAAATGGAAACCCGGTGTTTTGCGGAGGTGCCGTTTGTCGAGATCGGCCTCCTGGAGGAAAGCCCCAGAGCACAATTCAAGCGGGGGGAAGACCAGATGATCCGCCAAGAGACGGCGGCCTTGCTCCTTCGTGGGCTTGAGTCCAGTCACATCACGGTAACGACGGACCAGGTGGCAGAGTCGTTGTTGTTGTACTTGATGGAAAACCAAGCCCCGGAACAGGAGCTCAAGATCGTAGGGCAGTTGCTTGGGGAGGTCATGGCCGGACAAACCAACCCCGCCGCCACCAAGGGAGAACTGAAAAAAGCGATCATTGCCCAGGTAAGAAAGTGACCCCAGATCCGCAGTTCTTGGATACGATTTTGGATAACGCCGTGCCGGTCGAATTGGTTTCTGCGGGGACGGTTGAGGTCATCCAGGGCCGGGCGACCGGGAGCGAGCAGGTCTTGCCCCTGGTCGCTTGGCCTCAGCAATCAAGCCCAGAGGAGATTAAATTTGCAAGGCAAGACGGGGACCGAATTGGCGAATGGCTGACGTTTCGTGGTGCCTTTGACCCGTTGGTCAAGTCTGGGGCTTCCTTACGGTACCGGGGCCGGGATTATCAGATCAGAAAACTTTGGCGGGTACCGGTTGCGGAACCCGTATTTTACATAGCTGTAGGCTATTGGAGCGAGGCTTAGGTGGACGGATTGCAAAACAACTTCGGCCAGCAGATCAATTCGCTGGTTTTTTGGATCACCGAACTGACCGGGTTGGCCCCAAATAGGGTCCTGGACGGGCGTTCGGTTGGTGCGGATCGCCCCAAAAACGAGGCTTACACCTTGTTCTACGTGGTCCACAACGATGATGCCGGCCAAATCGGGGTCAAAAGGATCAGCAACGGGGATGGAACCGTGGCGGTCTGGAGGTATCGGCCCAAACAGTTGGGGATCGACCTGCACTTTTACAGCCCTGACCACAAGCCGGTCAGCCACAGCGACCAGCCGCAAGACGCCGGGTACTACGCCAGGAGGTTCTCCGCTGGTGTAAAAACCGAAAAAGGAAAGACGGCCTTGGCCGAATCAGAACCTTTGTCCGGGCGCTGCGGTGGGTTGGCCCTGCAAGATTTGGCCGGGCCGATCAACCAGGATTTTAGGGAGGAGCAGTCCTCCGGTTGGGTCAGGCACCAATATCTGGATCTGACCTTGAGTTACACCGAGGTAACCTTGGAAACCCTGCCGGAAATCAACGAAGTCAGAATGACCGGAACCGGGGCCGGGGCGGCCCCAAATACGACCATCGCAGTTAACGCCAACTAAGAGGACCAATGAACAGCTCCAAATTCGTCAAAGCCCAAACCAGCACGACCCCTTCGGCACTTGCCGGAGATGACTTGAGCATCATTCTGTTTCTTAGTGATGTCTCGACCGCCAGCAACTGGGACGGGAAAACGGTCAAAAGTTATTCCAACCCAGATGAAATCGCCTTGGACTTCCCCGAAAACCACTGGGCCAGGACGGTAGCGGCAAAGGTCTTTGGACAAGTGCCTTCGGTTTCAACCTTGAAGATCGGCAGGCGTAACCTCGCCCAAACCATGACCGGGGCGCTGGACGCAGCCGAAGCAGCGGACTCGAAGTGGTTTTTGCTGGTCGGCGCCAGGGGGGAGGATATTTTTGAGGCTGGAGATTGGATCGAGGCCAGGGTCCTCAAGTTCGGTATTTATGCCTCGGAAGACCCGTTTAGCTTGGATGCGCAAGTGACCACCAGCATCAAGGCCCGGTTTGCTTTGAAGGGTTACAAAAAATCATGCCTGCTTTGGCATCACCAGTCCGGTACCAAGTTGACCGGGGTCAAAATCACGGTTGCGGCTGGCGTTGCCACCGCCACCGCCGCCAGTGTGGCGCAAGTGGCCAAAGTTGCGGTGGACACGGTCCTGGACTCCACCAACTACACTCTGACCTTCAACGGGCAAGCGGTCACCTCCAACTCCGGGGTGGGGGCAACGTTCACCACCATCCGGGATGGGCTGATCAACGTGTTTAACCAGCTTCCTGGGGCCATCGGTCTGGCGGAAGTTGGCGTTGGGGCCAACGAGTTGAAGATCACGGCCATCGATCCCGGCACTCCCTTTACCTTGGCGGCCGTCGCCAACATGACCGTCACCGAGACTACCGCCAACCAAACCGCAGAGCACCTTCGCAGGGTGGGGGATCAAGTGGTGATCGAAGGCAGCAGCGCTGCCTTTAACGGCTTGCGGACGGTCAAGGAGGTGATCCTCCAGAGCAACGGCAAGTCCGACCAATTCACTTTTGACGCTCCCCTGGCGGTGGCCAACGATGTAAGCGGGAACGCTTCGATTGACGGCGGATTTACCTACCCGGACGCTGCGGCCGCCGGGATGGGCTTGGCCTTCCCGATGGGCAAGATCGACTGGGCCTTCAAGTCGCTAGGAGGCATCGAGCCGAGCCCCGAGACGTTGATCACAGAATCGGTCTCGCAGGCGCTGGAGCTGGCCAACTGCAACTACTACACTGCCGTAGGCGGCAGGAACATCCTCTTTGAGGCGGTCACCGGGTTTGGGATCCCCATCGACCAGATGATCGGCCTGGGCCTTTGGCTGCCCAATTTGATCAAGGGCGACGTGTACGCTCACATCACCGGCCAAAAACGCTTTACCTTGGACGACTCCGGGCTTTTGGCGGTCAAGGTGCTGGTGGAGCAATGTCTGGCCAGAGCCCAGGCGGCAGGACTGACCGCTCCCTTTGTCGAGGACTTTGCCCTTTACCCGGACACCGGGCTTCCGGCTGGGGCCCAATTGGGGGACCACTACGTCGTCAAGGTGCCGCAGCTCAAAGATGTCCCCAAGATTGAGCGGGAGGCAGGCAAAGTCCTTTCGGGGATTGAGTACCAGATCCAAGGAGCCAAGGGCTTCCATTTCGTCAACATTTTCGGAAACTTCACTTAAAAAGGAAACATGCCAAACGAACCTGAATTGCTGGCGACCGACTCTTTTCCGCACATCATCGTGACGATCACCAGGGTAAAAAACGGCAAATCGGAAACCTTGAGCGGGCTCAACGGGATTGAAGTCGCTCGGGCTGCCGGGAAGTACGAAAAAGACGTAAAAATCAGCGAAGACGGCAAAGTGGGGGTCCGCACGGTCAACGCCAACAGCCGGTCGGGGACGGTAAACCTGGTGCTGGCCCATCACAGCCCCAGCATCGCTTTTTTGAGCGAGTTGGACGCAGCTGACCCCAAGGACGACCTGGTTGCGATCGACATCACCGACACCATGAACAAAAAAAGCTGGAAGGCCGGTGTGGCATGGCTGTGTGAGTTTGCTACGGCGAACTTGAAAAAAACCAAGGAAGACCGAACCTTTGCGTTTGCCTCGACATTTCTGAAGATGGACGCCCAAGGGTAAACAACGTGGACAAGCCGGAACTCATCACCATCGGGGGGGACCAACTCCAAGTCAATTTTGGAGGTAAGCCCCTCAAAGGGTACGCCCAAAAAGGCGTAGTCATCGAGCCAGCAGCCCCCAGGTTTGGAACCAAAAGGGCCCTGGGCGGGCAGGTGATCCCGGTGATGAGCAGGGACAACAGGGCCAAAGCCACGTTGACCCTGCTTCGAGGTTCCGAAAGCAACTCCCTCTTGGACATGTTAGCCAAGGCCGACCAGTTTACCGGCAAGGCGGCCTTGCCGTTTATCGCCCACGACAAGGTCAGCGGAGGGTTTTATTTTTCCCTCCAGTCCAGGATCACCAAGGTCCCAGGGTTCCAAAGCGGGGAGTCGGAGTTGGTCTGGGAGTTCGAGTTGTATTATTTGATCAGCAAAGTTGGTTATATTCCAACCCTAATTTGAGGCACCGTGAAGGGTAAATTTGTTTTATTGTTGCTTGCCTTTGTTTTGGCAGGTGTGGCCCCGGCGTGGGCCGAATGTTGGTTTTTTTGTGGTGCGGCGGAAGCAGCAAAAGAAAGTCTGGCCGAGAGCTGCGATGCATTGTCCGACCCGGAGACCAAGCCTTTGGACTACTCCTTGGACGGAAGTCTGATTCTTTCCCCGGCCCAAAGGGCAAAAAGGGGCACCAATCTTTTTGAGGCCTTTGGGGCCGGTGTCAGTTACGGATTAAGCCCTGATTGGAGGCTCTTCGGCAGGTACGGGCAAAGCCGAACGACGGTCTTAGAAGGCCAAGTGGAGACCCAGGCCCGGACGCTGACCGTCTTGGGTGGGGGCAGTTTTTTGACCAAGCTGCAAGGGGGTAGTTTGCTTGAGCTGTCTGTGGGCACCGGGTGGGCCGGTGCGGACGGAGAAACCGTCTTTGGCCCTCCTTTGTACCTGCGGGCGCAGTGGTTCCCCTTGCCCACCCTTGGGGTGTATTATTCGATTCTTGACCTCCGGGCGGCAGATTCCAGGCAACTGGGCTTTGGCCAACTGGGGGTCAGCTTTTCTCTTAACCTCAACTAAAAAGGCCTCTGTGATCACTCAAAAGACCCTTTCCATCGGGGAAAACCAGTACAAAATCCAAAGCCTCCCGGCAATTGCGGCCTTGGCGTACAAGGCAAAATTGCTGAAACAGTTGGCCCTGATCGGCAACGACGTGACCAGCGCCGGGGATCTGCGTGATTATTTTGTCAACAAGGTTGGCGGGGAGGCGTTGGGGGAGGAAATTTTTAAGCAGCTCGGATCCAGCCCGCTGGCCAAAAAACTGGAGCCCTTGCGGGGCAAAACCTTTTCCGGGGCCCAGGAACTCATCACGGCGGTGACCGTACAGATGGGCCGTGAATTAAACGAAAAGGAAACCGCCCAACTTTCGGAAGCGCTGGGAAAAGCGAAGTTCGGAAAGGACCGGGTCTCGGACGTACTTTTTGGCAACCCAGAACAGATGTTTGGAGTTGTGACCAAGCTGTCGAAGCGGCTGGACGACCTGGAAGTCCAAGAGATATTCTGGGGGGTTTTGGGTAGGTCTTTGATTTATGCCTGCGAGCTGGGGGCAGACGGTGCGGAAAAAAACAAGGCCAGCTTCCAAGCCAAGGACGACAAGGCCCTGGACCAATGGTTTTCAAAAAAACTTGATGAAGCGGTAATTCTTTTTTGTGAGTGCCTGGTCTTCAACTATTCCAGTTTTCTCGAAGGCCTCAAAAAAAAAGGGAACTGGAAAGAGATTGTCCAGCGGATGGGGATCAAGCTGGAATCAGGAACCCCAGATCAGAACGACTAGAGCGCCTGCTCAACGAGTCGTGGGACGAGGAACTTTCGGTGCTGCGGTTGGTTGTCACCGAAGGTTCAAACGTTACCCTAGCAGACCTGGAGACCCGGCTGACGCTTGAAGACGTGTTCAAATTGCAATTGTACCTGGAATTCCAAAAAACGCCGTTTTACAGCCTAAAAACCGACCAAAGGTGACCCAGTGGCCAGAACTCCCGCCAACCTATCAAAGCTGCTCAAGTCCTACGCCGTCCAGATCAAGGTCATGGTGGACAAGGCCTCGACCAACGAGGTTCGCACCCAGATCAGGACCCTGGTCAACGGGTATGGAGAGCTTTTTAAGGCAGCAAACAGCGCCAAAGCGGCACAAGCCGCAGAGCTTAGGGGGCAGGCCCAAGCAGAGCAGGAAAAGCTCAAGATGGCCCGGCTTGCCGAGCAGATCGAACAAGAAAGGCTCAAAACGGCAACGGCGGCAGTAAAGGTCAAACAGCAGGAGTCCAAAGCGAATGCGGAAGCGGCCAAGGCCGCGGCGATCTCCGCCAAGACCCAGCAGGAGATGAACATCAAGGGGGCCAAAGGGCTGGTTGACATCCAGACCAAACTGGAGCGGCACCAACAAGCCATCAACATCCAAGCCTTGAAGTTCGCCAGATCCCAAGAACGGGCACAGGGATACCTGGAGATCGCCAAGAACAAGGCCAAGGAACTTGCCCAAGCGATCCAAGCGGTGGCCGGGGCCGTTGGGGCCACCCAGGCCCTTAAGTTTTCCGTTGATTCGGTAGGGATTGCCTCGGGGATCGAAAAGGACAAGACCGCCTTGGCCGGTTTGCTGGGCCCCGAGGGGATGGGGGAGGTCGAAGCCAAGATCGAAAAGATCAAAAAGAGCACCAACAACGTCATCTCCGGGGAAGAGATCACCAGGGCGGCGGTTGAGTACGCCCAGCTGGACCGCAACGTGACGAGGTTAAACAAGTCCTTGGACTACGCCACTGTAAAGGCGGCGGTCTCGGGGCGAAGTTTCGCCGAAGTCATGAAGGCTCAGTCCGACTTTATCCGCGGCGGAAATATCGGCAGCCTAGAGGGGTTGATGGACCCCGAACTGCTGCGGCGGATGCAGTTGGCACAGATCAACTTCACCAACACCTCCTTGGAGGCAAGGCACAGGTGGCTCCGGGAGAACATCAAGCTCACCCAAAACGAGATCCACACCTACCAGACCACCCAAAACAAGTGGGACAAGAGTATGGACCGGGCCAAAAACAAGTGGGCGGCCATCAAAGAAAGGCTCGGAAAGGAGTTTGTCCCCATTTTGAACGTTTTGGTCAACAGCTTGACCCGGGTGTACAATTTTTTGGACCGAACCGACAGTTTTGGCGCTGTGGCGATGATCGTGGGCGCCGGGGTCGCCGTCTCTGGCTTGGTGGCGGCTTTGGCGGTCTTACCTAGCGTGATTGGCGGGTTACAGATGCTCGCAAAAGTTGGAAGCATTTCAAAGGTCGCTGCCGCAGGTTTGTGGATCTACCACGGTGCGGTCAAGGCGGTGACCCTTGCCACTTGGGGCATGAATGTGGCCTTGGGGGCCTTTCATGCTTTGGCGGCGATCTTGGAGGTCCCGGTCCTGGTCGTGGTCGCCTTGATTGTGGGCTTGGTGGCTTTGGGATGGCTGTTGTGGGAGGTGTTTAACGACGAAGAGAACCAAAAGAAGATCATGGAGTTCTGGAATTCGGTCAAAGAAGCGGTCAAAGCGGCCTACGAGTGGGTGGAAAAGTTGGTCAGTTCGGTGTTGCCAGACTGGATCAAAAATCTCCACATCCCCAGCCTGGAGGGGGTGATCAACTACTCCGCCGAGGGGATCGGCGGCGTAGGCTCGGTGGTCGGAAACCTTTGGTCGAACCCTTATGGGCCACAAATACCGGCCCCGGTAAACTCTCCCCAGACGGTCATCGACCAGTCGAAATCGACGTTGATCAACATCGGCGGGACCAGCATCACTGCTAATTCGGGGATGAGCGCCGAAGAGGTAGGGGGGCTGGTTAAAAAGGTGGTGGTTGAAGAGATGCACAAGAACTCGATGGGAGCGATGCCCTGATGTTTGGACTCCTCGCTTTTGAGCCCAGTTTTCAGGCGGAACTGCCGTTTCGGCGGCTGGCCGTGGACGGCATGGTCCGGGAGTCCCACAAATACAGCTCCAAAATCGCCCAACACCCGGTCGAGGAGGGTAGCCCCGTTACCAGCAACATCCGTTTGTTGGCGCCGGTCTTGGAGATCGAAGGGATCTGGACCGACACCCCGGTCCAGTTCGTCAACGCCCTTTTTGGGACCCTGAACAGCTCCGAGGGCCGGTCTGTCGAAAAGGTGTTGGATCTGATTGATTTGAGGAACAAAAAGAAGCTTTTCGACATCGTCACCAGCCTGGGGGTGTACAAGAACTATTTCTTCCAAGAGCTTACGTTTCCAAGAGAGGTGGAGGACGAATATTCGAGCCGCTTCACCGCCACGTTGGTCAAGATCAACTACGTCAAGGCCGCCTTCGGGGTCAGGACCATGATTGGTTTTGGGGTAGAGGATACATTGGGGCCGATCAAAGAAGTGGGGGCTGTAACCCCGCAGTCGGTCCCACTCAAACTTTGGGGTTAAGTGAGCGCCATTTATACCGTCCAAAACATCCCCGTCTTTCGTGGGGCGAGGCATTATGCCCAGGACGTGGTCTTGGACCGGGTGATGTACCGGTTTGAAATTTTGCGCAACGACAGGGACAACGGGTTTTATCTGGACCTGTGGTGTGGACAAGAACTGGTTGCGGCCGGGATCAGGCTGGTATCCGGTCACGACCTCTTAAAGCCGTATAGCCACAACAAGCTTCCTCCAGGGAGGCTTTTGGTCGTTGATCTGGACGCAAAGACTCCTGGGGCGGAGGGCTTGGGCAGAGACCCGGACCCGGAAACCTTTGGAGACCGGGTGATCTTGGTTTATCAGGGGGTGTAGGTGGAACCTTCAAGCCTGTTTGGTTGGATCTACGAATTGGAGATCACCCCCTTTCGAGGGGGACTGCCGTTGGTGTTTACCGAACTGCGGGTGGAGTTCGAGATCAACAAGGTCATAGGTGCGGATCTGGACCGGGCCAATTTTAAGGTCTGGGGCATGGGCCCCGACACCAGGGAAGCGGTGGACCAGCCGTTTAACGCCAATCTGCAAAGAGGCTCCAAGCTGGCGTTTAAGGTGGGGTACGAGTCCTCGGGCCTGTTGGCTCTGGTGTACAAAGGTGAATCCATCGAGGTGCGGAGCTGGCTGGAGGGGGAAGATTGGGTCACATATTTTGACACCGCCACGATGTACGGGGCACTGGCGGTGGACACGCTCACGGAGTCCTTTAAGCCTGGGACCGGGGTGATTGACGCCCTCAACAAGGTGGCCGGTAAAAATGGTCTCCAACCCAGTTTTTTTGGGGAGGTTTCGGCGTTCGTCAAGAAGCGGTTCATCAACGGCAAAAGTTTTACAGGAAACCTCAAGGCGTTTTTAAAGGAACTGATGGCCGACGTGTCCGGGATGTTTGAGATCACCGTCACTAGTGAAGGGGAGATGCAGGTGACCCAGTTCGGGATGCCCAACGGTGATCGTCCGGTGGCGCTGCGCAGCGACACGGGGTTGTTGGGGGCGCCGGAGCCGTCTAGGACCGGTTGTAACCTAAAAACCCTGATCGACCCCAGGATCAGGCCCGGAACTCCGTTGGTGGTGGTGGCAAAGTCGCTCTTGCATTACGGGCAAAACTACACCGCCACAAAGGTAACCCACCGTGGAGACACCCACGGGGCAGAACTGTTGAGCGAGGTCGAAGCCCTTTTTTTTCCCCCGAGGTTTTGATGCGGCCTGGAAACGAAAACGCTATGAAGATCGTCTTGGAACGGTGGTTCGACAAGGTCATGGACGACCTAAACGTCAGCTGCCCGGCGACGGTGGTGGCCTACCACGCCGCTTCGGGAACGGTGGATGTCCAGCCAACGGTCGGCACGAAAGGGGAAGACGGACTCCCGGTGGTTCCCCCGGTTCTTCATGAGGTGCCGCTCAGGAGCCCCAGGACTATAAAAGCCATGATCCGGATGCCGATTGGTGTCGGGGATCTGGTGGACCTGATTTTCACCAATAAAAGTTTGGAAGAACACCAGTCCGGGGCCGGGATAGCTCCGGTTTTTCCGCTGTCAAAACGGCGGCACAGCTTGTCTGATTGTTACGCCATGCCCCAGGGCGAAACCAAGGGCAACCATACCCCTTCTTTGGCCGAAGGCCATCTGGAGGTGATCCTTACCCCTGGGACCAAGCTGCACATCGGCAACGGGGCCGATGATCTGACCTCGATCCTCTCTGACCTGCTGGCGATCCTAAAAGGACCGGTGGCGATGGGTGGCGTGGCCTTCCCTGGTACTCTCAACCTGGTCAACCAACCGCTGGGCCCTTTGGACCTAGTGGAACTGCGGTTGGCCCAAATCCTGGTTTAAACGTGGCGGGAACAACTTTAATCCAAGACAAAAGCTACAGCAGCTTTTCGGAAATTGAAGCGGACATCAACACCGTCTTGGCCGGGGTCAAAGGGGACGCCTTCGGCGATGCCACCTTGGCCAAGAACCTGACCAAAATCATGGAGAACCTGGTGGGAAGCCTCAAGGGGACAAGCACGGTCAACGGGCCAACAGACCCCTATGGCGGGATGATCCCAGGGGCAACGGGAACGATCAACAAAGGAGGGATCACGCTGTGAAACTGGAAACCTTGTACCTTATCTTGTACCTGAGCCCCTTCGCCGCCTTAGCGATCATCATCCGGTTTTGGCCGTGAAAGACCTCAAAGAAGTGATCGTAGGCGGAAGGCCTGTTTTAATTTTAAGTGCGGCCAAAGACCTGGAGCTTGCATCCGGATCCCAATGCACGGCCCAACTGGCCCGTGCCTCGGTGCAGATGATCCGGGGGGAGTGGTTTTTGGACCGGACCTTGGGGCTGCCGTTGTTTGACGAAGAGATGACCCGTGGGAAAAACCTTCCCATTGCCAAGGCCCATTACCGCAGCGCAATCGAGCAGACCCCCGGAGTGACGGCGCTTAAAAGTTTGGAGATCAACCCCAAGGGGAGCAGGGTAGAAGTCGTTTTTGAGGCGATCACGGACACGGGAGAGCAGATCAACAACAACGGAGTAAACGGTGGGTAATTTGATTTTTGAGGGGCAAGAATACGGACTTTTAGAGACCGGATTGAGGATACCGCCCTTTAACGTGCTGCAAAAAATACTGGAGGCGGACCTCAAGGCCGTTTTTGGGAACGACATTGCGCTGACTCCGACCTCAAAATTCGGCCAATTTCGGGACGTGTTGTCCGAGCGAATGTATCTGCAATTTGAGGCACTTTTGGCGCTTTACAACAGCCTGGACCCGGAGTTGTCCACCGGGCAGGCCTTGGAGCGAAACTCCCACCGGATCGGGGTTTACCGGAAAAAGGCGCTTCGTAGCCGGGCCCCTGTGCTTCTGAGCGGTTCCCCCGGCACGCTGGTCCCCAAGGGCAGCTTGGTGGCCCACAACTCAAACGGGGTCCAGTACCGGCTCGTTGAAGACGTGGTGATCGGTGCCGGTCCGACCGGCCTTGATACCCTCGGCAACGTGGCCCAATTGGAATCGGTGGAGCACGGTGAATTTATTGCGGCGGCTGGTAGTTTGTCGGTGATCCTCACCCCAAGGTTTGGCTGGGACGGGGTCAGCAACCCCTTGGACGCAACTCCTGGCCGCTTGGCCGAGACCGACCCGGAACTGAGGATCCGGCGGGAACAAACCCTGGTTTCCGGCGGAAACGGCAAGGCGGATGCAATGAATGTCCAGATCGGAAACTTGGCCACGGTCACGGCGGTAACGTATTTCGAAAACACCACGGACCAAGCGGACGGGCGGGGGCAAGCGGCCCACAGCCTGGAATTCTTCGTGATCGGCGGAACAGAGGCCGAGATTGCGGCCCTGCTTTGGCTCAAAAGGGGAACCTTCGTTAACTTCCAGGGCAACACCTCCGTGACCGTCAACGACTCCGAAGGGTACCCGCAGACGGTCCGGTTTTCCAGGCCCTTGTTGGTGGAGATATGGGTGATCGCCGAGATCCAAACCGGCCCCAGCTACCCGGCGGGAGGGGACGACTTGATCAAGGCCAACCTTTTGGCCAGAGGTTCGGCCCTGGGGATCGGGGACGACGTTGTGGTGGACCCCTACCTCAAAGGAGCGCTGGCAGACATCCCCGGTATTTTGGGGGTCACGTTGAAGGTGGGGACGGCCCCATCCCCTACCCAGAGTGCCAACATCCCCATCGACATCACCGGGATCGCAGTGTTTGCGACCCCAAGGATCACGGTGGCCCATGTTTAGGAGGAAGCGGTGAAATTTATTGCTGACCACCAGGGGGAATCAGTATCCAGGCTACTTTCGGCCTCCAAGGGGAACCTGGAATTTGTGGGGCTGGTGCGGGCGGCGGTCAGACCGTTGCAACTGACCGAGGACCTGATTGCGGCGATGTGGGACGGGCTGCACCTGGACCAAGCGGTCGGAAAACAATTGGACCTCGAAGGAAAGCACTTCAAGGAGCAGAGAGGTGGCCGGACGGACGAGGTTTACCGGGCGGCCCTGGGCGGGAAGTGGGGGGAATACCAACAGTCCGGGGAGCCGGAGGTCCTGATCCCCATTTTTAAAGGGCTGATCGGTGCCTACCGGGTCCGCTGGATCGATTGGGAGGTCCACCGCAGCCCGGTCGTGGAGATGATCGCTTATTTGACCGTCAACCAAAAAACAACAGAGACCCTGAGTGGCATTTGCCGGACGGTTAAAAAGTCTGCCCAAAACGGCGGGGATATGCGGTTGGCCTTTTTTACCGACCAGACCCTGGACCTGTTTGTGCCCCATGAACTGAGTTTTTTTGAGGAGGTGTTTTTTTGTTTTTTGTTTGCTTTTATCGGCGAAGCGACCGGCCCCAAAAACGAATTTGTTTTTGAGGGCGAATCTCTGGAACTGCCGCAATTTCAGTTTTTATCCAACGAATCCCTGCCGGTTGGGTGGGATGATTCTTACAGGCAACTCTCTTTTTACCTCAAACCATGAACAAACAAATCAAACCCAATTTTGTTCCTACCTGGGCAGAAAACGGAACGAATGTGACCGCTCCTTCTGTCGGTCAGGCGGATGTAGGGCTAAACCCGGCAACCTTTCGCAGTCTGTTGGGGGACCACTTCAACCATCTTTTCCGGGAAATTTACCGCTGGATCCGGTTTTTGTCTCGGACCTCCAGCCCTAAAGACGAAATCCTTTCGACCCGTGTGGCGGTGGAAGATTCCATGCAGTCCGCCACCATTTGGTACGACTCCGCCTTGGGGGTGTTTAAAGACGCAGCCGGGGCCCCAGTGGTTTTGCCTGCCGGGGCGAGGGTGCGGGTTGACGGGGTGGACGCCTTGACCGCCGACTTGGTGTTCCCCGCTGCCGTGGAGCTGGAGTTTATGGCCGAGGTCAACCTTGGCGGCCACGGCCTGACCTTGGCCGACGTTCGGGGCGAAATCCGGGCGACCGGCGGCACCGTCACCTTGGGCGGCAACAGCGAGGCAACCAAGATCAGCGGGGCAGCCCTGACCGTCACCCAAGGGCCGGGGTTTTCGGGGAGTTACTTTTTGAACGGGGTGCTGACCAGCCCCGCCGAGGCGGCGCAGGACAGCCGGATCGAGGTTTTGGGGGGCCGGAAAAACCGTCTGGACAACGGCTGGATGGACCTGTGGCAGCGGGGGACGGATACGGGTGCGGGGCATTCCGCAATTAAATTTGTAGCCGATCGCTACTTCAGCGAAGCCTCTGGGTCCAGCTACCAGACCCGCCAGTCGGCGGTGGCCCTGGGGCTGATCGCTGACGGCTGCCCCAGGTACGCAATGGAGACCCTGGTCACGTCCGTGGCCGGGGCCGGAAACTTTGTCCGGGTGGGGCAGCGGATCGAAGGGGTCTGGAGTTTTTGTAACACCCTAGCGACCTTTAGTTTTTGGGCCAAGGCCAGCGTTGCCGGGAAGTCGGTGGCGGTGGAGGCGGTCCAGCACTTTGGCACCGGCGGCGGCAGTGCGGAGGTCACCGGGATCGGCGTGACCAAGCTGGCCCTGTCCGGCGGGGCAGACTGGACCCGCTACCAAGCCACCTTCACCCTACCCAGCCTGTTCGGCAAGGTGCTGGGCACCGGGGCCGATTGGCTGGAGGTACGGATCTGGCTGGATGCCGGGGCGACCTTTGATGCCCAAACCGGCGGCTTGGGCCAGCAGGGCGACTGGTCTTTCTTTTGGACCCTTCCCCAGCTGGAGCCAGGGGCCTACGCCACCAGGCGGGAGCAGCGGTCTTTGGCCGAGGAATTGGCCGGTTGCCTGCGGTATTTTTGGCATTACGAGGATGATAATGGGCAGGCCATGGGAAGCGGATGGGCCGACATGGGCACACAGACATTTATCTTTCTGAACTTACCTGTGCCCATGCGGGCGGCTCCTAGCCTCACTGGTTATAGTCCCGTAGGCAGCTGGCTGGTCGCAGGCCCAAACATTGGTGGGCAGGCGGTCTCCGGGGTCAGCCTCCCCCAGTCCAGCCCGTATACCGCAGTCATCAACTTTACCCGGTCGGCCTCCGCCATTTTTCCACAACAACCGGCCCATGTTTACCCCAACGGCCAGACCGCATATCTTGAATTTTCTTCGGAGTTGTAGCCATGTACAAACTGGCTGCTCCCGAAATGCTGACCTAAAAGTCGGCCCCGATTTTGACCGATTTTGACCGAGATTTGACTTACCCCCTAGGGTAAATCCCGCTACCCTAGGGGCAACCTGAATTGATAAGGAGGGAAAAATGCGATCTTTGACCTTGACTCTAGCCGCTCTGGCCCTGCTTGCCCTGTCCGGCTGCAAAAGTGCCTCCACCGGCACAACCGCCGATGCCAGCAGTGACACTTACACCGTCTCCGGGGTGGCCGAAGGCGGGCCTTGCAACCAAGGCAGCTCCGTCACCTTCCAGGATTTGGACAGCACCTTGGCCCAAAGCGGCAGGTCCTTTGAAACCACCACCACCGACGACACCGGCGCCTACAGCCTCAGCGTCCAAACCGCTTTGGGGCTGGTGGACGCCAAGGTTGAGGGGTATTGTTTCCACGAAGTCAAAGGCACCGCCGTTTCCCCCGTGACCTTGCGGGCCTACGCAGACGTCTCCGCCGGGCAAACCGTCCACATCAACATCGCCACCACCCTGGAGCGCCCCCGGATTGCGGCCCTGGTCAAGGGCGGGTCGAAGTTCGCCGCCGCCGAGGGCCAGGCTGAAACAGAGGTTTTTGCCGCTTTCGGGCTAGGCGTGCCGGCCAAATCACCAAAACAGATGTCCGTGGCCGTCGATTCTACCCTCCTGGCCCTTTCGGTGTTGGTGATCGGCAATGACGACGAAAGCACCTACAGCCAGCGGATGTACCAGATCGCCGACGACCTCGCCGATGGCTCCCTCGACTCGGCCAGCCTCAAGGCGGCGATCGTGGCCAACCGCAAGGTGACCTACTCCGCCGTCTCGGGCAACCTAACGACCCGGTACGCCAAGTCTGGCAAAACCGTGACTCCCCCTTCGATCAGCGACTACATGGACGATGATGGGGACGGAGTCCTCAACCCGGTTGACGATGACACCCCCGCCGCTTTTGCGTTCACGGCCCAAACTGGCCTAGCGGCCTCGACCGCCGCCAGCAGCAACACCATCACCATTTCCGGGATCTCGGCGACCACCAAGGCCAGCCTCTCCGGTTCCGGGTTTGCCGCCTACAAAAACGGAACGGCCCAAACCGGGGACTTTATGGTCACCAACGAAGACCGGGTCAGCCTGACCGGCACCAGCAGCTCCAGCTACAACAGCACCGTCACCGCCACCCTCACCGTGGGCGGAACCTCGGGGACCTGGTCCCTTTCGACCTTCACCCCGTCCGGGTATTCGTTCGCCGCCAAAACGGGCCTGGAGCTATCGGCGAGCGTGACCAGCGATTCGGTGACCCTCTCGGGCTACACAGGCAGCGAAACCGTCACCCTTTCGGGCTGCACCGCCACCAAGGACGGCGTGGCCCATACCGGGACCAGCTTCAGCGCCGCCGCTGGGGCCGTGGTCACCCTGACCGGGACCACCTCTTCCAGCTTCGGCACCGCCCAGAGCTGCACCCTAACCCTGGGCGGGGTCACTAGCACCTGGACCTACACCACCTACAGCCCCGTCCTTTATGGTTATTTTGACGGTTCGGCGGGGACCTTTAGTATGAATTTGGGAGCAATTTACTTGGCTTTGCCCTTGACCACCAGCGCCACGGCTTCGGTCAAGTATATGGGGATCGGTTCCACATGTTCTTTTACCGGGGCCTACCTGTACAGCAACAACGGAGGCAATCCGGGGACGTTGCTGGCCACCGCCACCCTGGGCTACGCTCCGGCACTGTTGGGCAGCCTGGCCTACAGCAAAAACACCGGCGGCACCGCCACCCTGCCCGGAGGGACCCAGGCCAGCCTTTCCAGCCGATACAGCCTGGCCGCTGGGGACTATTGGATTGTGCTTTCCAAGCCATCCGCCTGCCAGACAGGTGGGGCCGGAGGCACGTCCACCCACGACACCATGAAGTGGTCTAATGACCTGAGCACCTGGACCTCTTACGGAGGCGGGACCAACATCACCCTTTGGCTGGCGGACTGATTGAGGGAGGGGCTGGATCGCCCACCCACCATCCAGGTCCATCCCACGGGGGAATTATCCCCCAAGGGCAGAAAACCCCCAAGCCAAGGAAAAAATGGCGCAATTGGAAGTTGGCGATACGGTCTGCCTAAAGTCTGGCGGTCCTTTGATGACGGTCACAAAGGTGCATGAAACTGGGCTCGTCGAAGTTGTGTATTTCGACAAAAACCAAAACCCCAAGAACGAGAGATTCCAGGAGAAAGTCCTGGAGAAGGACAACGGAATCCCGCCGGTCTAAGACAACATGAGGCGCAACACGTTGCTGCGCCTCTTCGCTCCCTCCCATCCTCCCCTCCACCAACAAAAAAGCCCCTGGCAGGTTTCCCCCGCCAGGGGCTTTTTTTTATCCCCACGGGGGTGGGGAACGTTCGCAGCCTTTTGGCCACTAGCTCAATGCCATTCGGCATTTTCGAGACATCCCCACGGAGGTGGGGAACACTTGAGGGGGACTTTACTCTACCGCTGGTCCCGGCGCAACTATTTTTTTTAACAACCAGAGCAGGTAGTCCGCCTCCAGCTCCAATGTGGTCCGGCGTGCCCCGTCTGGGAACAGGTAGTACCGTTTTTTAGAGACGAACGGCGCTACTTGGCGGACCCACTCATTACCCGTTTGATCCAGCCGTCTTGTGCTGGTAACCCTCCCCTGACTCCAGTCCAGATCAAACCGCTCTTTCGCCTCTGGGTTGTTCTCCGGGTGGAGCCAATAGGTAACCCCCTCGATCTCCACGTTCAGATCCTCTGGTACCGGCTGGCCCAGCTTCTGGTAGGCGATCCGTTTGCCGTTCGAGGTCAGTTTTGCGGAATAATATTTTTCGGTGCCGTACCTGGACAGGAGCGAAAAGTAGCCCTCTGCCGCAACCCTCGGGATGCGAGTAGTGAAACGCTCGTTCTCGTCCCGCTGTCCATCCGGCCCGATCAGGAGCACCCGGAACACTGATTCATGCACGATTTCTCTTGGGTAGGGGTCGTTGTGGTTAACTATACGCTGGGAGCCCGATCCTCAGGGTTACCCCCAAGGGCAATTGCTTCATCGCCTTTCGGCCAGACCCCTGGTATAACCATCGATTCGGCGTAGAGGTCCAACAGTCGGATGATTAGACGAACTATTGCGAGGCGGTACTCGTGGTCGCTGTAGACCGGCGGGGTGTAGAACCTCGCAACGGCCTGTTGGTGGAGCAGAAACCGCAGCTCCGTGAAACCGTGATTGGTGTCGTACTCCAGGTTCGCCCAAAACCCCAGCAAATCCCGACCATCCCAGACTAGCCCCGGCGACTCGACATAAACGCACCGCTCGGGTAGCCGCTCAAGCACCAAGGGGGGTAGCTCCCCGGTCAGCGCCATCCGGCCCAAGTCGGCGGCCCCCGACTCATTAAACCGGAGCAGCTCCTTGGTGTATCTCCAGGTCCCCAGGGCCACCTCTTGGCCTGTCAAGGGGGTTTTGTCTGGCCCCAGGGCCGGGAACCTCAGAACCGCTGTTAATACAGCGTAGGACTCAGAGTCAGGCAAAAAGCACCAGTCCGGCCATCTCGGCACCCCCTCCCAATGGAGGTGTGCCTGCTCCACCCAGGGCCAAAGGTCGGGATAAGCCCGGCGGAACCGGTTTAGTGCTTCAAGGGGGGCTATCAATGACCTCAGGCCCTCCCAAGTTTTGCCAGCATCTCCAGCAACACCGACTCTGGCAGTTCAACGGTGGGCACAGTATCACCGTTGGGCCACTCGTAGATCCGGCGTTTGACCATCTCTGGCCAAAGGGCGAGTGATTTTTTGGTCCCAGGGTCCCCGGGCCTCAGTGTGGTGCGGACATGGGCCAAACCAAAATCCATCGTCGCCTGCTCTTTGGCCGGTCGCCGGTAGGTGATACCCTCGATTTGGATTTCCAGCTGCGGGTCCAAGGGGCTATCCAGACAGATGTAGGCCTGCTGCTGGTTGTTGAGCGAAAGCACCGCTGCCCTCGGCTCCTCGGATGGCTCCGGGTACTGGTCGAGTAGCCCCCAAAATGCGGCCAGCGCAACCCCAAGATCAGGGGTGTTGGTTTTGTTGTTCCGGTCCACCTGCTGGGAGTTGGGCAAGCGGATGTAAACCCGGTAGATTGGTTTAGCCATTATATCCCTCTAGGTTTCAATGGTTTTAAAGTAAAATCGTCCTTTTCTTCGTCCCACTCCCAATCATCGGAATCATCGCCATGCTCAGGCGCTGGGGCTCTCCCGTCAATTACAGCTGAGATACCGTCAATCGCCGTTCTCAGGAGCTCACATTGGGCCAGCGTCTCACAGGCCCTGCCCCAAATTGCCTCTGCCTCCTCCAGCGGTGAACGATCAACCTCCCGGTCCTCACAGATCAATGTTGGCCGCCCTTGTTGCAGCCGGACGGCGATCCAATTTGGCGCAATGCCTACCGGATACCGGCTGATAGGCATCCATCTATGCCCCCCAGGGATTCTAGGTCGCACCTGGAGTTCACCCCAGCCAAAATTGGCGAACTTCGGCGCATTACTAAAATAGTGTAACCTAGCGATTGCCAAGGCCCGCATCAATTGATGCGGGTTGTTCACCTCTGGCAGATTCGTGGCCCGGCTCATGGTGTCCGTGATTCTGATTTTCATGTTAGACCTCAAAATTGGATTTAACCCAGGCCCCAAACCCCTTCCAGGCGATGCAGTGGTCTGGGATACCGGGAGTCCGTTCGATCACCAGTATCTGGTCGTTGGCCCTGGCTACCCCAGCCCACCTTTTAGTGGCCTCGGTTTTTGCCCCGGCCAGAGTGGTGGATCGAATGGGCTCGACCGGCATTTTTTCGCCAATCCGGCGGATCGTTGTCAGGTAGGTTGCCATAGCTGTCTCCAGAAGTTGGTTCAAGCCCCGGCGGGGTGCCGGGGCAGGGTCATTACTTGATGTTGTTCAGGTATTCCTCAATGTCGATGAGTCCCTGATAGTGTTGGCACCGTTCGGTGCTGCCCTCGTCAGCGCTAAAAGAGACCCAAAATTTGCATTTCCTCGAATTGCTAGGCCTAGTGCCAATTGGGGCCAGTCCGTAGGTTACGGACAACCCCCCACCGTTGCGGCTATTGCCTCTGGTCCGGTAGCGTTGGATGGACAGCCCCTTGGAGTTGGCCAAAGCCTCAACGGCGGAAAATTTGATTTGGACGGGATTTTTGGATGCTTGCATGATGATCTCCACTGAGATTCGCCCGGAATCCGCCGGGTCGGTGGGGTTTTGCCCCTTGTATGACTCAATCCTGCCAGGATCGTTTTTGCATGTCAATTAAAAAAATGCATATATGCATTAAATAAAACTAGATTGCAGCCTGCAGCTTTTTGAGCGCCAGCTCAACGACAGATTCATCACCATTCACATGAAATTGGCCTTCTTCCAGATCAAACCAAAACTTGATCCCGCACAACCGGTTGAGGATGCGCTTTGCACCGCTGTTACTGATCGATTCCCCCTCCAGGGTGGCGGATCTGATGTTTCCGGTGCCGTAGTGGTTGAGGTCTAGCTCGATCAATTCGAGCAATTCGGATTCATTTGTAAATCTGACTAAGCTATGTGGATAACTGTATACAAGCAATTTAATTCACAAAACAAATGAGGCAAACATTAAAAGCAATAAATAAATGCACAATAAATACGCATAAAATCTAGAAATATGTTGAAAATAATACAGGGAAAAAATTGCCTCATTTATCCAGTAATTTGAGGCAATATTTGCCTTATATAATAATATTATAATATTATTATATAAGGCAAATATTGCCTCAAATTACTGG